AATTTCTGCCGCAGTGTAGCCCTTCGCCACAAGCCCCAAAGGTCGAACAGGCTTAGGTAGAGGACCAGGGTGTTGACGGAACCAGTCAAAGCTAGGAACTGCTGCAATTTCAGCAGCCGTAAAGCCCCGAACAAAGAGCCCTACTTGCCTCGGAAGGGGCAGACGAAGAATATTAGCTTGCTGTACAAACCAATCAAAGTCCGGTGTAATCTCGCTATTGTCTGGCCCCCTAACAAAGAACCCAACCGACGTCTGTGGTCGGCGACGCAGTATATCCGCTTGTTGAACAAACCAACCAAAACTAGGAACTGCTGGGGCTGCTACAATTACAAGGGGCTCTGCCTTCGATTGAACCAGTGTGACAGTGCCGGGGATAACCAGGGTTGCCTCTGTAACAACTGGCCCAAAGATATCAAAGGATTCAAGAACGGCACCCGTGGCAAAGAAGCCTAATTGTGCTTGAGGCTTACGGCGGAATACCTGCTCTGGCTGTTGTACAAACCATCCAAAATCGGGCACAACGGCCGATGGGACGCTGAAGTCAACAAAGGCTGCAGATCCCCCCTCCGCTATAGGAGGACGACGACGGAAAACTTGTTCAGGACGCTGGTGGAACCAGTCAAAGTCAGGGGTTATCTCATCAGCCGTATACCCCTTAGCAACAAAACCTTCACCCGTTTGATGGTGACGCCTGGGTATACGCTCTGGACGTTGGACAAACCAATCAAGGTCAACTTCTATAAGCTCCGCCTCAAACGGCGCTGCAAATAGCCCCTGCTGCCGTGGCTTAGGACTACGGAGTATATTGGCCTCTTGAACAAACCAACCAAAAGCAGGAGCTAGTTCCTGATTATCGTAGCCCTTAGCGAAGAAGCCTGTTCTCGTTTGGGGCTTACGCCGTATAACATCTGTCTGTTGGTGGAACCAACCGAAGCTAGGGGCAAGCTCGGTAGCGTCATAGCCACGAGCAAACCAGCCAAGCCGTGTTTGCGGCTTAGCTCTAAAGACTTGTTCTGGGCGCTGCTGGAACCAATCGAGATCTACCTCTATAAGTTCAGCTTCTTGCGGCGCTGCAAATAACCCAGGCTGCCTTACAACGGGGCGACGGAGTATGTCTGCTTGCTGCTGGAACCAGCCAAAATCAGGAACAGCAGGGGCAGCTATAATAACGAGAGGTTCCGCTTTAGACTGGATTTGCGTAAGTGTACCTAAGACAACAAGAGTTGTCTCTGCAGAGATTGGTCCCTGGATATCAAAAGCTTCGGGGACTGCCCCAGTAGCAAATAATCCTGGCTGCCTTGGGGGAGATCGTCGGAAGACTTGCTCTGGTTGCTGCTGGAACCAACCGAATGAAGGAATAATACTGGCATGTTCGGCTACCGGCGCAGCCTTAGCCTGATATTGTACCGACCGCCCAGCAATAACTTGCGCCGTCGTTGCGGCTACAAGAGTAACATCAGCAATAGGCTGAAGCGGCCCAACAAACCAGCCGATCTGCGCTCGGGGCTTAGCTCTAAAGACCTGTGCTGGCGGTGGGACGTACCAGCCGAATGAGGGGATAATGCTGGCATGTTCAGCTACAGGTTGTGTCTTAGCTTGATACTGCCAGCGGGGCATTTAATAGGCCCCCTTAGTAAGCGTTTACCCTATCAGATGTACGTACGATATTGAGAGATTGCTGTACGACAACCTGAGGACTCTCAATAGCCAGAAAATTATCTATTTGCGTAGCAGTAGCAACTAGATCTGTTACTATAAGACCCACCCTATTACAACTTCCAATGCGACCATCATTAGAGGTCAACTTTTGTACGCCATTAACCGTTAGAATCAGACGAGGATTTCCAAAAGGGCGAAACTGGAAAAGGAATTGCGCCGGAAGTGTGGGAATGGCTTCAGTAAGACTAGTTAAGATAATATTGTCAGATGGGTTAGGAACAGCTATAAGGTCATAATGATCGGTGTCATAACGAGCACGATATCCTGTAAAAGCTATCGTTGGAACTGCATGGCGAACATTTGCTTCTACTAATGGTGTTGAACTAGCAACCCATGTAAATAAAACATCAAGATTCGGTAGGGTGGCTATTGCTGCATTGCCATAATGAGCATCAAAGGCTACATTGCGCAGTCGGTTTGTATTGATCTCTGCCGTACCGCCGACTGTATCCTGTATCCATGCACCACCTATCTCCGGCGTATGGTTCTGCAACAGAACACCGTTAGTATCCGTAAAGCTATCCTGCACTAAAATTGGCATTAGAAATTCACCACTTTTCCTGGAGCACGAATAACCCTAGAACCAAATGCAGAAGCTACTTGCCGTGTAGAAACTGAAAGTTCTTCTTGCAAAGCAACATATACTTGAGCATGATCACGCAACGCCGGATATGCATCGTCCACCGTATCCGTAGTTCCTACAAAAATGCGATATTCACCGTTCAAAGTCATATTGCTCGCCGCAGCGCCGCCAGTTGTACCTTCCTCTGTAATTTCCGTATAATCTGCATCCTTCGTATAAACATCCTCAATTGGTCCCTCGTTAGCGAGAGCGTGAAGCCAAAGATACTCTCTATTTACAAGGCCGGTAATAGTCTGTTCAGCAGGATCAGCAGCATCTCCAACAGCAACCGCGCTGCCCTGTACTGTTACAACATTAGGAGCACTAATAGAGAATTCCCACGCCCGTACCGCTTTAGCCGCTGGGGATCCATTGAAAGTAATGGTGATCGTGCTGCCAATAGGTAACTCGGTCGTAACCTTTGAGAAATAGATGCCGACCGTCGCCCCAGCAGCGGCAGCCCCTTCCCCATTTGTCATCGTCTTAGCGCGAACGTAGGTATTACCGGCAGAGTCGACCACGCTGACAATATCCGTGCCATCCTCTACGTCTGTAGTTTGAATATTATTTACGGCAATAAGAACAACAACGACATTATTTACTTCCGCTGCCGCTGCTGTTGTTATGACAACGGTGGTAGCGCCTGTCTTGTTTTGCGCTGAACCTATACTTCCTAAACTGGCCCAGGCCATTACAAGCTCACCACTCTCCGCTGCCCACGGATAATGTTCGGGCCAAAGGCAGCTGGCTGTTGAACCGGTGTCGTAAAGATAATATCCAACTTAGCAGCATTAGCAGGGACACTATCGTAACTCTCGACGAAAATCCTCGTGTTGATTGGGCCATCATCATCAATATGCAAAATGGTAAGCGCATTGCCACTCACCCAACCGGGGCGACTTATAATATCCTGAATGACTGCTTTGATATCAGGGCTGGCGTAAGATGTACCCGCTATCCACTCGCTAGGGTCCCAACTACGGTTGGCAAGCGTATGGCCTCGTCCGTCTACATCACCGTCTGTCGTGGTAAATGTCGGTGAGTTGTCGTGCAAGTGGCCATCCACTGTCGTTAGTGCCAAACCACCAGTGGCGCTAGCCCTGAGCGTGAGAATTGCTGACTCGATCGGACTCCCCCGTGGAATCATGACATTGATAAAACGATAACCCGCAGCAACACCATTCCCCGCCGCATCTACGCCAACCGGGAGAGATATTCCATCTAACACCGGTACGCTGCCCCCTACTTCATGCGCGTCATCTGTGCTCGCACTTACTTGAAGATTTATTATAGCCACGGATTAATACGCCACTACTTCACGCTTTTGAGGGACAGCTACAGGGTGTTGACCAAAAGGTACAGTTGGTACCCCTGCCGCCGCCGTGTACGTGATGTCCAGCTTGGGCGCGTCGGCTGGCAAAGCATCGTAGCTGTCGAAAATGATGATACTCAGGTCGGCGCTACCATCATTGCGGTGGAGAATGCTAAGTGCATTACCGCTCGCCCAACCCGCCCGATCAATAATCTCTTGAATGACCGCTACAATGCTCGGGCTTGTATAGGATGTATTGTCTACCCACGCTGGCGGGTCCCAATCGGTTCCTGCTGTTGTTGCAGCTCTCGCATCTACATCGCCGTCGGTCGTCGTAAACGTCGGTGAATTATCGTGCGCGTGAGCACGCAGCTTCGTTAGCCAGACTGTGCCCAACGGTGCTTGTGCTTTCAGCGTAACGGTTGCAGTGTCGATGGTGCTGCCCCCCGCTATCGTTACACCCGTAAAGCGGTATCCTGACGCCCAAATAATGCTTGAGAGGAATCCTACGCCAACGTTCAAAGATGTATCCGTTAGCGTGGGCGGACTACCAGCAACCTCGTTGGCATCGTCGCTACTCGCGCCCACCTGGAGATTGAGTGTGACCACTAGACCGTGAACTCCGTAGGCAGCGCCGCCAGCCCAGGCAACAGCGCCGCCCCCGCGCCTTCCGCCGCGACAGTGCGCTCGTAGTAGCGTCGTATGGTAGCTTGCACTTCCGCTATGTCCAGCGTTGTGCGCGCCACCATCCTGTAGGTGCGTCCGGCAGGCAGATAAGGCTTGCCGAGGAACTCGTCCTTGAGGGTATTCACTAATGCGGCCCAGGCTGCATCGACCGCTGGCTTGGCAGGGCTCAGCGCGGGCACGGCGTCCACCAGCGCCTTGACGGTAGGCAGCGTAGCGTTGCGGTCTACGGCAAGCTGCCGCGCCTCAGCGAGTGTGTAGGCGGGTGCGCGTGTACCGTCGTCCAAAAGCGGCCAGCCGTCCACAGGGTCAACCTGCTGCGCCTGTGCCGTGGCGGTTGAGCGGGCGAATAGGAACGTCTCGACGCGATACGGGCTCGGGTCGGCCGCTAGATGCCTGATCTCGGCCACGAGTTCGATCTGGCCCGCTGCGTTCACGTGAGGAATAGAGACAAGCTTCACATGCATTAAGGCCCTCCAAACAAAACGCCCGCAAAATGCAGGCGTTTATAGAATAGTTAGACGCAAACCGCCCTTCGATGCAGCACAAGACGCTCCACAACCCACCGGAGCACCGCTATCATAGGCTGCACCGTGGCAGTTACCCATGTTTGCACATGTGCTAGTACTCGTATTACAGCAGTGCGCAGTTGTTGCAACCAGCCGTGCTCATCGGGTGGCTCAGTGATACCCGCCGTTAGCGGCAGCGGCCTACGATGGTAGTCTTGTTGCAGTACAAACCAGCTCACGTCTTTAACCCTTTGCCAAACCCAAACATACTGCGGACAGTGTCCCGTAGCTTATTCTTACTCTCCATTAGCTCAATAGCCTTCTCAAAAGGCACACAGCTCGTCTCGCACTTCTGTTTACCGCAGGTAGGGCCACCACAGCGTCCACACCAGCCGCGTTGCATACCACTACCAGGCTTCAACCGCCAATGCTTTTGGCAATGGGTACACATCAGCGTATCGCCCTCTGCTACTTGGCCTGGCAGTAGAGGGCCATTAATCTCAAAATGGCCCTTTACGCGACCCCTAGCCGCCGTGTACTGTAGAAAGGCCGGAGCTTTACGCAACCGACCTTTCTCCTCATTAAGATCTATTTGCGGTTGACTCATTCTTCCTAATTAGAGATCGATACTTGGCAACCCATTATTCCACAAACAGTCGAAAGCTCCTACTCGCATATCATCTCCCAAGTCTTGAGGAGCTCTCTCTTCCCAGTGCACTGTCACTCTCGCAATACCAGTATAGGCACCGCTGGAACAGTTGAGGAAAATCCCGTTGGCAGCTGTAGCGGGCAGTACGATCTCGCCTCCAGGTGCAGCCACCCACCTAAAAGTCGCTCTTTGGTTAAGGTCAAAGTCGAGTAGCTGGCTGTCGGCTGTAACAGTAGGACCGCTAGTAATCTCCTCCTCAGTAAGTGCATCAGAGGCAGGGCTTCCAGGATCAAGTGCAACCTCCACAGCGGCGGTGCCTGTAGCACTGGTAGTGGCCCTTGGCACTTCCCAGCGTACTACGTTATCAGCCGGTGTACCCCCTTGACCAAACAGGATATCGTATACACGTGGGCGCACACTGGTTACAGCTTGTAGCTCTCCACAAGCATCTGTACCTGTAGCTCCTGCTACTGTGCTTACACCTGTCTGCTGCAAACCGACGGCATATTTGTCTCCCATAGCTTACTTACCCTCCTTCTTATTTCCCTTACAACCATTGCACGTTACTAGGCTAATATCTCCGGTTACCGCAGCCCCCCTACGTACAGCGCCACAAAAGAGCGGTTTACGATTGAGATGCACAATAACTTCCTCATTAGCCATATAGCTCTCCTCTTTGTAGGAGCGGCAGCAGCTATAACGCCACTGCCGCTCCTAAGTCCACTATCAATATTCCATACCAACGTACCTCTATAACCCTTACGGAGCACCGGTCCCTTCTTGCCAAAGCGTGAAGAGCGACGGCCCTGGGCGAGTTACGCGGCCACCATCCACGTGATAAGGCTGATCGGGGAAGGTATCCCGCTCGTGTTGGATAGGACAGTACACTACGTTCTGCAACCTGGCCGCAAGCCAAGGTGTACGCAACACAAGCCGAGGTTCTACCTTTACCTCAAACTGGAAACACTGGCGTGTCTGTACCGGCACAATAAGGAAGGCCCCATCGACCTTACCCAACACCATATTGCCCAGGGCATCGTTAAGGGCAGGATTATTGTATTGCATATATTCAAGGAAAGTAACAGCCCTGCCGCCAACAACACTCATGGGGATAAGATACATGTCGCTGCGGAAACAACCCGACGGAACAATGTTGCCTACTTCGGTGTTCGTATCCTCGTCGATACCGTCATCCATAATAACAGGAACCCGTTCACCATCGATAAGGAGGTAGCTGCCCCCCCGCATTTCATCACGGAAGCGAATGGCATCCTGGGCATCGATAAACTCTGTAGCCCGTGTATTCCCTGTAATACAACGGTAACTGAGATAGCTGCAAGGCCACACGGCGGTCAACTCATAAAAGAGTTGGCGGCGCATAGCGAATACCCACCTAACGGGCATAACACCTGTGCGTTCAGCGCGATCCTTGACCTGGTAATACATATCCGTTACCGCTGCCACAATGTTATCTGCACCAGCGGCTAGGTCAATTCTCTGGTTATTGAAGTTACGAACATAACTGTCCATTGCTGCACAAGCGATGTTCGTTTCGGCATCAACATAGCCGGTATTGATCAGCACATCAAAGCCGGTCATCTGGCGGCGGCTACCAAGCTGACCCGCATCGTTAGCGGGGTTTCCTATCCACAGGTCAACAGCCAGACGACGGTGCATAGCGATAGCCAATTCCCAAAACTTACGAGCAACTTCGTTGACCAAAATGTTTCCTGGAACACTGGGATCGGCTACACCAGTAGCAAATACCCCGCTACCATGGATAGGGCTGCCCACTAGAGTAAGATCCATAGGGTCAGCTCTATCATTCATCAACCCAAGGCGATTAAGCTCCAGTTCACTTGTCTGGCGCTTATAACGCCCAAATACACTCACAGTTAAGCAACTTTTCATCAATCCCGCTACAGGGCTAGGATCACAGTTATTAGCTGCCTCGGCCCCTGTTGTATCCTGCACACCTGTAATCGTGTAATAGGTAGGGGTGTCATACAAACTGGGCATCGCTGGAAGCTGGCCCATAATAGAACGGTTCCCCATGATGGTGTGGAACATCACATTGTCCACACCGGGGAATGTTAGATTCCCACCAGGGCCGTGACTGTACCCCACAGTAATTGGAGTTCCTGGGGCATTGTGCTTAAAGCCGACCCCATATTGACGCCCCATCTGTTGCTGAAGCTCGGGCAGTAGAGCCGCAGCTAGATCCTTTACTAGAGCATCTGTACCCATAATTTACCTCCTTAGCACACAGCTTCTCTAGCCGCTGCTACGCTTCCCGAGCATTAGTTCATCTACAATAGCACGGGCCGCTGTAACCGCAGCCCCCTCATTAGGATTAGCATCCGATTGATCCAAATTCTTCACTTTATCAGGATCGATCACATTACCGTCACTGTCAGTAGGACGTTTACCGCCCGCTGCGGTAGGGTCGCTACGCGGCCCAATACGAGCAGCAATCTTCTCATCATCAGTCTTTTCAAGCTCTTTTATATCGCTCTGAAGCTGAGCGATAGCCCCAGCAAGAGGAGCTAGAAGTTCCTTAAAAGCCGCCGTAAGCTCCCTTACACCGACAGCTTCAACTTTCTCATCCGGATCAGGATCGGGGTCTGGATTGGGATCAGGATCCCCATTACCACCGCCAGCGGGATCAGGATCGCCAGTAGGCTTTGGATCAGGATCCATTGCCTCTGCCAGATCTTTCCAGCCAATACCTGCCTCTTCCAAACCCTTACTGAATTGAGGCAGCATTTTCTCCAATTCACATACACGCTCCTCGCCTATCGCACTTACAAAGAACGGGCGCTTCTCCTTACTTAGACCCATAATCACTTCCTCCTTTAATAGATCCAGAGTGAAAGCTGTCCAAGGATTAGCAGCTTTCTCCGCTGGTAATACGCTCACTTCAAATGTTCGATAGCTATGGTATACCCCTTCACTATCGAGATCACCCTCACTAAAAGTAAAACCGTGACTCATTCCCAAGTCCTTCATCTCCGCCAAACGAGCTGCCACATCTTCAAAGCCTTTATAGAAATTACCGCTGGCGATCATAAAACCGTCAGCGTAGGTTAAACAATCGGCTTTGCCAAAACCGCTACCTGGCACATGCCAAATACGAGCTTCAGGATAATTCTTTGTGCTATCTACCCAAGCTTCATACTCCTTATGAGCAGATTCACTAAAGATCTCTTTATCTTTATCTTGAAACTTATTGGTAAACAGGGTCATCCAACGCCAGTTACCATGAACGTCCTTAGTGACAAGAAAGAGACTCTGTTTTTTACCTTGCTCAGAATCTCCAGCCATAACAGGTTTAGAGAAATTACCGAAGAGCCAATTCTTAATACGCTCTTTAGCACTCGGCTGTGGATGTTGTATACGACGGATCATCTCTTTTGTAGCAGTTTCAAGAGCAGATATCTTTTCGTCTGGGGACATTTCATCGTCTGACTGAATATTTTCATATACCGCGTCGAACATATTCTTTGTTCGGCTCACATTGTATGCCACCTCGCTGGCATCAGTGTAAGCATCTACTTCTTCAAAGCTGGTGGCTCCACCATAAGGCCGATAGTACACAATCTCCTCGGGGTAACACTTTTCTCCGCTTTCATCATCCTGGAGATCTCCCCATACCATCTTTAGCCCACGTTGGCAATGCTCACAGGTAGCTTCCTTAGTGCCATAAGGCACATTACTCCACTCTTTACATTCACATTGGACGGATATAGGATCTATCATATCCTTTTGCCTTTTCAATACACCGTTGGCAACACGAAAAGCCTTAGCTTCGCAGTCGTCGCCCGTACAACTCGCCATCGTGGAATTGAAGATAGACACCCACTGGCGACGCTTTTTCGCAGGCATCTTTTTAACATTACTGGGGAGCTCTGGATCGTTTGCCCCTGAATATGGAATTGCAATTCACTTCCTTCAGTACGGCTTTCCCGACTTTGGCTTACGGGGCTTCTTTTTATTTGGCATTCATATCCCCTTTATACTTCAAGCTACAAGCTATCTATCAATTACTACAAGCCCCTCATCAGGAACTTCTTGTAATTCTAACCCTGCCTAACCCTAATGACTTCTCAATACGATTGCGATAACGGGGCCATATTTTTGTATTAACATCGCTAATGCTACCCCAACCATAGCGAGCAAACAACGCTCGCTGTCTTGGGCCGCTTCCTCGCCTGCGCCCTTGTACCCACACCATATATTCCACAGAGTTTGTAAGAATGATCTTTAAGTCTCCACCGACCATCCTAGCTCCGCCGCCACTACCCCAACCACGACTAAGATCTCCAGTACGCCTATAACTGGAATCCGGGGGAACAGGTGGATACGTTTTTAAAAAATTACGCGCATCAACACCAAAATGACGCAACTCCGTAAGCGCCCGTTGTATATTCACCTTTGGCGCTGGGTCGCGCTTAGGCAAAATGGCCCTATATTGCATCGTCATGATCTATTACCCAACACCGTTTGGCCCGTAGTTCTATCAGGCTGTTCCACATCACGCAACGGCGGCTTTGTTGGCGTAAGGTCAGGGTTTTGCAACATTTCCTGAGGCAAATCGCCAGCGTCAGCCGCCATCTGACGAGCCTCCTCAACGCTTATCTCGCCAGATTTCAACCGTTCCTTACGCTCCCGCGCTCTTGCTAAGCGTACATTAGCCTCTGTCATTTCAGCTTCCAGATCAGGCTCGGCGAAGCCAAACTCTACATTATCGGGCATTATACGACTATTGAGCTTATGAGTAAGTAGCTTCATAAAGAGCGCAGGGCCTTTACCTCTCATCTTTTGATGGAGCACTTCGCTCTGGCTACTCGTGCCGAGGTTGCCACCAGGCAACGGCGCAAATTCCTGATAGTCGCTAAGAAATGCCATCGCTATTTGAGCGACATAATGCTTAAACGCTGTATCCTCGCTAAAACCGTCGGGCATACTGGCAAGCTCAATCGTATCATGACCTACTTCCGCTTTAGGGTCATGGCTGCCAAGCAAAATGGGTTGCACGTAGCGCAAAAAGCCACTCGCATCGGCGTTCGCTTGCATACGAGTAAGAGCATCTTGCAATTGCTGACTATTAAAACCCTTTACAAGATGTATAGCTTTAGCGTGCCGACCACTTATTTTCTCATAGCGATAAATGCTCATACTCTTTGTAATCTGCGCCGCCAATAGCAGTCGGCTTAATGAACATATTTGCAGGCCATACAGCCCTTCTACAGCCGTTGGTAATTCCGTAAACGTCACAACCTGCCACCACTTTAGCAAGTGATAGCGCCCTTTGCGATCTTGGTATATTACAGGACTCTCAGGGTCACCAGTATGCCAACATCTGCCGCTGTCTAAATTGTTGAGAGCTACAAGAGCACCCGTAGGCTCGTCAGGCTCGCGAATAATTTCTACAAATGCACCGTGATCCTGTGCATATAAATCTTGAGACAATTTAGCGATGAAGTTGGCCCAACCTTCACCAGCATTAACATCTTCAAGTATGCGCCTCATCTTCTGCTGGGTACGGGTAGCTCCCTCTATGTACCAGCTAAAAGCGGCATTACGACTAATCACCATGCCCAACGCGCTGCTAAAAAGGCTCTCGGTAGGATAAAATTGACGGAGCTGAAAATCTCTCCGCTTAGGGCGACGACCCCAAGGCTCTATTTCATCAGCAGCACTAGCAACAAGCCAAACAAGTGTGCTCTCATAACCGCCAGGGAGCTGAGGGGAATCGCTCCGCTGCTGCGGGCGATCAATAACACTAAGGCGAAGGGCTTCTTCGTTTAACTCTTTATTTCCATCTTCAGCCATGCCTTCAGTATAAACGGGTTTATCAATAAAAACTACAACGCCCTCGCTAAAAAGAGGGCGTTGTAGCCACACACAGGAATAGAGGACGATATTATTATACTACATTATTGGGCAAAATTTTAAGCTCCGTCGCAGTACAAACCTCTCCATCTTCCAACATTAACTGTTCTAAATGCTCCTCGGCTATCCAAAACTTACCCTCTTCGCCCCAAGCAAGCCCCCAACTATTGAGACCTCTAAAGGCTTTACGAATTAGAGAGTAGCCCGTCAGCGCAAAAGCGTGTCCTCCAAGAAGTGCCCCTTCGGGCTTAACCCAATAGCCATAGGTTTCGCCTCGCTTACTTAGGTAAGGGTTACTCATAGCGGCATACCAATTGGTACCCGCCACCACTGGTCCATAAGCTAATATCCACTGCTTTACTTCGGCTATTGTAGTAGCCCAAAGGTAATTTGAAATATACTTTCGTTGCTGCAATACTTTAGCCCCAGCGCGGACACTGGTGCCATCATAATTTTCACCTGGCCACTCATCCAATAGCTGGGCCTCGCGGTATATTTTCTCTTCGTTAACTTTATGCCCTTGGCGCAATGGGCTCGCCATAAGCCACTGCTTCCAAGCGTAGGCAACACAGTGCGGATAGCCGTTTTGGTCCAGCACGGGCCTACCAACACGCCAGTAGCGATTAACCGGCAACTCTACAGGAGGGGGGAGAGCTTGAAGACCTAAACGCAAAGGGTAACGGCTATCCCGTGGGTCGGGAGCATAAAGACGACCTAGCGCGTGTTCAGCGTCCATAGGCTTTACGTCCTCCGTCCCCAACGTGTCACTGTGACTGAACAGCGAGCCTCCAGACCGCCGTAAAGCGCAGCGATGGTAGCGATGCCCAGGTTGCGCGCAACGACCATGCCTTGCTCAACGATAGCGACAAGTGGATCGCTGGACGACCACGCTGCGACTTGTGTTGCGAAGACGGTCGTTCCGTCCAAATACGTGGCCGTCACCGTAAGAAACCGCTGAGCACCCTTGTGGAGCTTCAGCTTTGACGGACTCACGGCTAGCGAGACAATCGACGGCCCAGGCGGCGGATTCGGGGGCATTGGCGGGGGTGGAGTGGGGGGCACCGCGAGCGGTACGAGAAACTGCTTGTTGTGCGCGATAATGTCGCTCTTCTGCGCCGCTGAGAGCGCGTCGCCCAGGCCAACATACGGATGGTGCGGGTCGCAGCCAAAGGCGTGGAGGGCCTCGTGGCCAAAAGCATGTTCCTCTCGGGGAGAGCAGAAGCCGGAGCCGTAGTAGCCGACGCAACAGGGATCAGGGTTGCCCGTCACGGCGTAGTGCAGCCCCCAATCACCCAGCAGGGCGTCGCCGTGATCGTCCAGCAACTCCAAGCCCTCCCATGAGCCGGTGTACTGAATCGTTGTTGCTTCCTGTACCAGAATGTCCGTCACTCCGTCCGCAGACTTGATCAGTTGGTACCGTGCGCCTGTCACGGGATCGCGCCAGAGCTGCATCCAGCCTCCGCCCGCGAAGCCTCCACCATTTACCACATAGCCGAAGTGTCGGCGGGCGATAAAGTGAGGCGCTGTTGCGTCGTTGCCCCACTCGGGACCGACCTTCCACCACTGCAACCAGACCTGATTGCCGTCCGCCCCCTGGCCGCAAGCGTCTTGGATGGGCGCGATCTCCGCTGCCGTCTTATCCGCAACGCGGCTGAAGAAGAGCCACTCGAAGGTTATGCCACACTCGCGCTCGATCCAAGTCTTGAACTTCGCCATAGTGAGCTCCACGAAGTCAGCAGCCTTCGCCATATCGTAAAGGGTTGTGCGGTCGCTCGGAATCACGAGGCCGACTCTGATGGGATAGGGTGTCATGACTTACCTTCCTTTAAAGACACTCAATGCCTTTTCTTTGGGAGACTTAACGCGAGGCTTAGCTATCTTACCACTACACTTTGGATTTCGGCATTCATAGGATCTTCCTACACGCACCATACGGCCCCAACAGGCTTGGCAAGTTTTAAGTGGCACGGATCCTAGCCATATCTTTGCTAATCCAACAAAAGTGGTAGTTGCGTTTCTTGCCACAACCATTTACAAGCTCGGGCAACCAACTAGTCATGTTTATATGATCGCTACCCCAACGCAATTTATAAACTGAAAATTCATAATGACCGTGAATATATCTCTTCCCCTCTGGCCAATCTATTGCAGAGTTGTTGGTCTCAAGCACAGCCACTACCCTGCCCGCTTTCTTAACTGGCCGCGCTGGAAAAGTCATTTTAGATTAAGAGATACAAACAACGGCGGATCCCCATACTGCTTGCCACAGCCAGATCTATCTTGCGCCCAGGATCCTTTTTAATCAATCTCAATTTACTGTCTTCATCCTTGCTAACACGAGCAGCGCAGTTAAGTACATGCTCACGTAGCGCAGGGTTTCCATCATGAGCCAAACGCCGCTGAATTATCACATCATACAATTGACTATCTGCTATGTTCCGTTCCCTCATCTGGTTAAAGGGCTGAGCATTAACCGCCTCTTTATACAGCCTTCCCATCATACTCTCTAATTGATAGGGGTCGTAGGCGACTTCAATTATATTGTAAGGGGCCACAAGATCATTACTCGCGCAAGCCTGACAACATACTTCACAGCCATAGGCACGTAAAGTATGATTACACTCTGCAGCGGGCTTACGGAAAGGAGGATATTGCGGATGGCCGCGTAAACAGCCGCCGTGTACTAAGGTGCGAATAAATGCCTCAGGCTCATCATAATCTATCTTGCCGCCACGTTCTTTAGGGTCCCATTTACGGCAATTACGAATCGCCGGATCCTGTGGACGGTCGGGGTGCCTTGTGATAAGCACAATACCAAAGCAATCCCCTGTTGTAGCCGCGTCCACCGCTAACACAGCGGGGGTTTTATCTCCAGGCTCCAAGAAGGGGAGATTTTCCTTACAATTATCCCAAGCACTAATAGGCAGGAATTCACTTTCACCCCCCACCCACTCATTCATATGTAAGCGATGGAACGTGGGGACAGGTAACTTCTTCTCTTCCTCTACATAATATCGCTCGCCTATTTCACCTTTTTGCCAGGGCATCCGCCGTGCCAATAGGCCACTATCCCAATACATGAACATACCGGCGCTCTCATTTACCCAAATTGGCACTAGATCGTTGGGTTGGCTGGCTTCGACAAACACTCCTATGGGCTCATTGCTCATTTCGGCTAGCTCGCCCGCCGTAAGCTGCCGACCAGCTTTTCCTAAATCAAAATGCTCCCGCAACAGTAGGCTCTCACCGTCAAAACCTGCGTAGGTTTCTATAAGCCTTATACTGTCGGGCTTTGTAGGCGGCGGGGTCATCTCGTGGAAGAACTTCACGGCCTCCGGCATCTCAAATCCCCAGAGTTCGGTCCAAACGGTCAAATCGGGGTTTGCGCCTGCCTCTCCACGAGCATCAACGCTTAGCGCCTCTACCTTACTGCCCGTGGTAAGACAAAGCATACGATGGGCTTGTACCAGCCAACGCTCTTTTAACATGCCGTCGCTACCCCTGTGCTTAAAGCCTGGAGTAAGTCGTATACTTTCGGCTGCCTTTTCGTAGCTACGCTCTCTGGCTTGCCGCTGATCATTACCCAAGCAACAAATTTCACCAAAACGTGTTTGCTCCTCAGCGAACCAGCGCACAATAGCCGCCGCTAGAGCCGTTTTCCCAGACTTTTTAATACTGCTAAGAACAACAAGGCGATATGGAAAATGGCGATCTTTACCGCGTGTGAAGGCAGCTTTGAGTATTGCTCGCTGGTGAGGCTGGAAAACTATGGGGTTGCCAGTTTCAGCAATATAAAAATGCTTTTCGGCCCACTCAATAATGGGCAAGCGAGGCTTTTGCTCTTCTAACCGTCGTAGCCGCAGGGCTTGGCGAGTACGGAGCAGTACGAGCTCTTCCAGCTCGCGCTCAACGTAGAAAGGTTTGCCCGTAGAGGGAGGAGTAGTAGGGGTGGTCACACCCTACAGTATAACATTCCTTTTAGCTGCGACAGCTTGTTTACGAGCCTTAACAAAACGGCCTTTTATAGAAAATGGTGTTTCTGGCTCCAATGGAAACATCTTACAGTCTCCACAACGGCGGCAAATACCTTTATAGCTTCCTCCCAACGGCAGTTGCGGAAGCACATAGCGGTGGGTACACTTAGATATTCTCAAAGTTTATCTTTCTCCACTCTTCAAGCCTCTCATAATACGAGAATCTATCCGCAGACATAATAATCTCCAACGGTTCTTCCCGCAGCAATTGTTGATTCCAAAATACTAAGCGGCCCACCCTACCGTTACCATCTATAAAAGGATGTATCGCCTCAAAATGAGCATGACTGCTCCACGGCTTATCGTCTAAAGTAAGGCTCCACCACATCTCCATGTAACCTTTAATCTCTGCTGCCGGAGGAGGATAATAATTGCCAACACGCACAGCGCAATGGCGGTAGTCTCCAGGAACACTGCCTTGTGGAAGCGGTGTGTCTTTGAAAAGTACCGCGTGAAGTACGCGAGGATGAGCAAGTTCCCCTTCAACAGCCGCAATATCAACAAGACGAGCGGCTAGCAAGTGATTATCTAGCAAAGGATCTCCATCTACAGCAGTAATGCCCTCGATAAGATTGCTTTCAATTACCGCTTTACGGGGGATTATCATTCTAACCACTCTTGCGCCTTTTAGCACACTCTTTACAATGACGAGAATTATTATAGGTATATGTATTTTCTGGCGTAAATTCATGCCCCCATTTACAATGGGTTATGGGCTGGTGGCTGGCCTGTATCCATTTACCGTGGCAATGGTTACAACGTTTAGGAGGATTCTTGTTCGCGGTTAGGGCATTATGACGCCCCTTATAAATGCGTTCGGCTCCACAATCCATACAGATAACGGGCACTAAGGGCTTACGCCTAGCGGCCCCCGCCATCTTAAAAGCACATTGCCTACACCAAGCCGTTTGGCGGCGATTGCGCTGATTTGTATACATCTCCACAGTACCGCCGCAGCTGGGGCAAGGCCAGCTAATAAGTGTATTAGGCTGCCGCCGGGTAGCTACACCCAACGCGCTGCGTATTTGCCTTATACGCTCACGGCTCAAACCCACCTGCTCGGCTATTGCTGTATCGGTAAGCTTTACAGGGCCTTGCAGTAAATCTCTTGCTTTAGCATTAGCCGGTGTTCGATGAGCATTATTGTCACAAGCCCTGCAGCGAATAGATATATAGGTGCATCTACCACCGCAATCTTTACAAATTGCCCCCTTAGTTTTAGTTGCTTGCCATAATCGTTTTGCTTGATAGTAACGTGGCAGATAAAGGTTTGTAGGGGTCTCGATAGTTCTGGCTACCATCTTCATCTTCGTGGGGATTATCATCATTTTCCCAACTTTCCGCGACAAATGTTCATAAAATTCTTATTTCAAGGATCCCTTGTATGCCACTGTGTTGCTGGGCACTGCTGAACCTCATCCTGAAGCTTTTCCACAAATTCCCGCAAATTTTCTGCCACTTTTAAAAGTTCCGTTAAAGTAGCTTCTAGCTCCTTTAGGCGGGCAGTACGACGTAAGCGAAAAGCTCGTTGCTTATCAGCATTACTAGGATATAGCCGTGGTTGTGGCATTAGCTAAAGCATAATGAACTTCGTAGCATTAACCTGTAGTAGCCCCTTTACAACAAGTGTACCCTAAGAATATATAGGTGTAAAGGTTACGTTATGTTTAAATTACCTCAAAATTCCCCGATTTTTATGATATTCTTACGAAATACGACAATAATAAAGGGTTTAAAGCTATAGCTTACGGGCGATTTATAGGGTTACGTTACGGTTAAGATTTTAAATTTTTATCCTCATAAGTGAGTCATCGCCCCCCTTTTTACAGCCCGCTTAGGGATTTGGGACCCTATAGGTGAAAATACTGTAGCCCCTATAGGTATAACCACCGTAGCGCAGTTACGTAACGGAGGTTATGCTAGGCGTAGCTCCTGTGGAGCGAAGGACAGACAGGCGTGGCGACCCAAGTCAGTCGCGGAGTAGGCGGCTCCGAACGTAGCCCAAAGCGGGCTGTGGGTATCCAATCCCAAATAAGACAAGGACACCTAGGGGTCGCTGGGCCTGGGCTGCCATCTCTCGAAAGGAGAACAACATGACAACCCGAGCACCAGCAAAGCCCAAGGAAGAAACCAGTAACAATGAAAAGGCCGCAGCGCCAGCACCTACGCTGGCCCAGCTACAGACGGCCTTCGAGAAGGCCCAAGCCGCCTGGCTGGTCGTATGGACACCTAGCGCAGCCAAGGCGTGGTGGGCTTTCATCACCAATGGTGGCAAGCGTGGTACGGCCGAAGCGGCCGAAATCTACACGCCAGCCATGGTCGTACTGTACACGGCCTACGCTGCGGCACGGACCGCTTTCAAGGCCGCAGGCGGCACGCCTAGCATAGCGCGCAGCAAGGCAACAACCGCCAAGTAACCACCTCCCGCGAGGCCCAGGCCCAGGCCCAGGCCCAGCGACCCCCAGGTGTCCCCTCTCCCCCCAGAAGGAGGAGAACATGGAACCGCACACAGACCGCATCCATTCGCTGCTGGGTGGCACCTGCTGCATGCCTATCCGTTCTCAACGACATCGCGACTACTAAGATGAGATCCATAGCAGCATTCATCATTGCTCTGGCGCTCATGGCGGTCGGTCTAGCCTGCGCCGGGAGCTTCAGCTCCATCGGCGGCACGCACGTCCCCATGGGCCTGCGTTGCGCAGAGGACGAGATGATCGGCTTCATCGGCATCGACCAGCTCGGCTGCATCCATATCGAGAGCTTCAGAGGATAGGGAGAAGAGAGGGACACCTGGGGTCTCTTTGTGCCCTCAAAAGCAAGGCTAAAAAACGGGAAGAGATTTGAAGTTTGATTGAGAAAGATTGAAGTTTGATTGAGAGGATTTGAAGTACGATGCTTTAGGCTTAAAGCATACACCATAGAAGCTCATTTGTAAAGGGGGGGGTATATTGAGGTTGAGATCTATTCATAATTGGATATCGGAATTGTAGTTGAAGCAAGTTTGGTTTGAAAATTATTGTCTACCCCTAACGCACTATGTTATAGTTCAAACGAAGTTGAATCGTGTTACGCTTTCATAGCTAGAGGAGGCCGAACTTTGCGTTACGCTTTCACATCTAAAGTCTGCCCTACATGTGGACGTAAAATACCCATGACCAACAACGAACGGCAAAGGAAATGGAAAGAGAAGCATAGAAATGAAACAGATCATAGAAAATCCAATGCCGAAAGGCAACGAAGCTACAGAGAGCGCAAACGCAAGAGGTCTGCCATATACCTCCTAGGGGTATATGAGCAATTTTGAAGCTAAAAGAGACGAAGTGGATTTATTCAACCCCGGGTTTTTTTGAACCCGTCGTAGCTGAGCTATACGGGGGGAGGGTATGTGAACGATTTTGAAGCTCGCAAGGCTTGAGATTATGTGAGAAGCAAACGATTTTGAAGCTCAATAGCTGAAGAAGCTAATGGAATATCTAACTAGTTAGCCCACGTAGAAATGAATGATATTGAGCAAAGGGAATTCAAACAGTCAGTAATTCACTTCTACTTCCCTCTTTTCCTCCATGCTCTTTTTTGCTCGCTTCAATGTATAGGGCCTTAACTTAGCGAACACTTAACTAAGGGCCTCTTAAGGCTATATTTTACACTCCTTTAACACATTAACAGCTATCATATGTTATACTAGGGCCATAGCGGCCCTACAGGTAGGGTCTTGTACCTTCATTAGTTACCCAATACTTTCGCCCATATGGTTGCTAACTTCTGGCACTCCAACGATCGGCAAAACGGTTGCTGGAATCGCCCCTCAAAGACGGGGGCAAGTGGTGGGGCTACGTCGTAACCTAATCAGCGCTTAGCTGGCGCTCATGAGAGTCGCAATTCGGACGACTCTGGTAGTATCAACCATTCGGCCACTTTGGGGAGCTATCGGGTGCCAATACCTTAACAACATTCAGCCATACACCTATCCACCCTTCCGCTAAGCGTCGTGTTCTCCCTAGAAAGGAGATTATGACGTGATGAGATGGTACGCACCACTTGGCCCAGAGTGTCCTACGGTGGAAAAATTCTACCGTAGACTTTACAGCGACCCGATGACAACCTACTCCGGTATGGGCGATGAGATAGCAGAAGGCTTCGAGCGCAAGCACCGCGTTAGCTGCCATCGTTGTCAAGCCTACGGCGCGGAGAACATCGATGTCCAATAGCGTCAAAGTAGATAAACTGCCGCCAATGCTTACAATTAAGCTACATAGCAAATGGGTAGCAGTAGATGCCTACATCTGGCGAAGCTGGACTGGCCTACGGCGCATTGACCAAGCCGAACATCATGGGCCCACCTACCTTCTGGGCACCAATAAGCTAGGCAGTCCTAAGCAAGCTAGGGAATGCCTCTGCTGCTACAACAGCCAGCAACAGAAATCTCACTGATGCATCTCAGAACACGACGCTCAGCGGGCGGGTGGATATAGAGTGGCAAATAGCGAGAGCAACTATGTAGCTTGCGCGCCTTCGGCCCGTGGAACTCGGGCTATACCTATCGGGTTTAGCAAGTTTGTTGAGAGCAAATTCTAAGAGCCTCGTTCGGTAGATGAAGGTTGCACCACCATTGTAGATGGTTTGTTCGGGTGCAGCTAGAGATGCAAGGCGGAACAAAGCGGTTGCTCTGCACTTAGAATTCTTATTCTTTAGAAAGGAAAGTAACAAATGGCAACAGCAGTGAACGAACAAATCGGCTGGTTGATTGACGGGAACCGTGTAATATGCCGAGACAAATGTGCTCTGGTCCTTACCATAATCTACAGCCACAGAATAGCTCGGATATTTCGCGTCAACATCGGCGACTACAAGCAAACCTGCCACACTTGTGGCAAGGTGCTTGTGGAACCAAAGACTCCGTCCTGGCCGGAGCTCTTTGAGAAAGTAGGGTGACATGGCACAGGCGATTATCATCAAGGTATTGTCTACAATCACGGCATTGTTGTAAAGCACGACAACGGTTTCCGTGCGCAAAAGGCTACGCTACGAGCTCTGTTCACAGCAGATATATCCTTGGGTCATCGGCTCAAAGAGACCTACCCTGCTGTGAGTATATTAATCCCGCCCGCTGGACTTCGAAGAAGCCCGATTGCTGTTACTGTTACCTGGCAAGAGAGCGAAAGAAAAGGCAGCTGCGCCGGTGGGAGCAGAAGCAAGCTGTATTGGCCTCACAAGTCAAGTACCCTGGTGGCCCCAAGGCAGAACAGCTGCGACTGCTAAAGCTATTGCGGAATGCCAGCAGAGCACAGATTGTGGAGTTCGCCCGCTCGTATGGCAGTAGCGCGGAATTCCTAGAACGCAATTGGTTATACAAGGCGGAAAACAGCCGTAAAGCTAAGCCTGGCGACATAGTTTTTGAAACCAACAATACGATACAACCGTATATCTTTGTTGCCAGTGTTCGCTACAACAGTTCATCTAGCATGCGGTGGCTGTTTGGCCGCAACGGGCAATTGTACAAGCGGACGAATATCAGGCGTTGGGACGAAGAACCCATGTTCCTAGAAGAGCGACAAGCAGCGATTAACGAGTGGAACTGAATGTTGAAAGGAGAGTAACATGGCAACCAATTGGAAGGAGATTGAAACAATCCTCGATATCTCTGGTGGCCCCGTATTGCTGTACGGGCCACCAGGCACCGGTAAGACAACTGCGGGATACCGAAGTTTGTTACGCACTAATACCAATAGAGCATCGCCCTACGCTATCACGCTTACGGATGATACGAGCGTGGCCGAAGTTATTGGCATGTTCGTTCCCAACAAAGATGGCGGTTTTAGCTGGCACGACGGCCCTGCTATGCGTGCCTGGCGCGAGGGTAAGGGCCTACTGATCAACGAAATTGCCTTGGCTAGCGGCAGTGTGCTTACGGCTCTGTATGCCATCTGCGACGATGCTGCGGTAGCTCGTCTTACCTTGCCAAATGGCGAAACATTGCAGCCTACCTTGGGCTTTCGTGTAATTGCCACTATGAACGATGAGCCCAACACGTTGCCCGATGCACTTAAGGATCGCTTCGCTATCCGGCTGCACATTACCAGCCCACATCCCGCTGCCCTGCAGGAGCTGGAGCCCCACCAGGCAGGGTTTTTGAATCGTGTGTACGAAGCCGCCGAAATTACCGGAAAGCCAGAGGCTAGCTTACGGGAATACAAGGCTTTTCTAGCTCTTAACTCCACCCTCCATAAGGAAACAGCTGCCGCTGCCGTTTGGGGTCGCCGTGGGCACGACGTACTAAGCGCCATGGAATATGGAGTTCGTGATGAAGTTGAAGATTGTGACTGCGATAGCTGTAAGAGGTCTAGAGAAGAATGAATAATATCTACCCCTTGCCCGGAGCAGTATTGCCCGCAACGTGGAATATCTCAGCCGGAAAGGGTGCTACAGATATTCGCAGTCGAAACATGCACATACCTACCGATATAAGCCCGCTGAGTAGGGTTATAAGAGACCACGAGATGGCACATGTAAAGTACAGCCCGCAAAATGTTCCATTAGGGCAAGGTACAGCAATCCTAGCAGCAGAGGATTGTCGCATAGCAATCCTAGCCTGGCAACGGCACAGCATAGATACGGTAGGAGCAGAATTTTTAGAGATGCCGACCGTACAGAACCCTTACGAAGCTGCACTGTATGCTTTGGCATTGGGATTAGATAACACAGCCTGCCTGGAAAAACGCAACAAGTTACTGGAAAGCTTGACTCCTAAGCAACGGGGAATTTTCCAGCGTGCCCGGAATATTATCTTAGATGCTCCCGAAACTATCCATAGCTCCATAGCCGCTGCTCACCTACTACAAGAGCTGAAGGAAGAAAATAATACTGATTCTGAAGACGAGGCAGAAGGAGAAGGAAAGGAAAATTCTGAAGGAAATCCTGATGCGGGAGATTTCGAGGAAGAAGACGAAGACGAGGAAGAGGAAAAAGATCTGCCCCCCAGCTTAGAGAAGCTATTTGCTAAGGCGGTAGAACAAACCGCCAAAGAAAAAGTGAAAGAAGCTCAATTTCAACTTAGAAGTTCAGACCCAATTAAGAGTAAAGCCGCCGCAGCGCAGCTAATGGATAGTATCACAAATCCTAATTGGCGTTGGGGGGAGATGACTATCCAACATCCAAGTCGAACAACTCCTAAGCATGCTCGTAAGAAAGCTAAGCGTCGCGCCGAGCCTATGGGGGTAAGGCTAGCAAGACCAGAACGTTGGCTATTAGATAGGGCAATTTTCGCTACTAACCCCACTAAGCGCGGCAGTGGGGCTTTACTGGGAAGCTTGCTGATAGACATAAGCGGATCGATGCATATCAACCCAGAGGATTTGGAGGAAATTGCACGGCTGGCTCCTAACGCTATCGTAGCTACCTATGGAGGAACAGATCGCGCCAAGGCAGGAGCCTTGGCGATTATAGCCAATGGCGGAACAATGGCCTACGAGCTTGAACCAATAGGCGCTGATGGTAGCAACGTAGTAGACGGACCCGCTTTACGCTGGCTGGCTCGCCAAAAGGCTCCACGCTATTGGATTAGCGATGGTGCTGTTACTGGAGTAGTTGACGACTCTGCTCCTGGGTACGCACGGGAAGCTTTATGGGTCTTTGTAGAAGACAATCAGATAACACGATACAACGACATAAACGACTTTATGAGAGGTTTGGGCTTATGGCAACACTAGTAATGCTGTGCCGCCGTTGCACTGGCCCCCGCAAGCATGAGCAACAGAACGTTAAGCTCTGGCGCTGCAAGGACTGCGGTGTAAGCCGCACAAAAGAAAGGAAAAGATAATTGGTGAATCTTCTAAGACACGCGAAGCGGGAATGGTGGTGCAGCGATTGAGATAAGAGAATTCCTTGGGAAGGAGATTAAAATTTGAAATGGCATTACATTCCAACAAAGTTTGTTCCGATAGTACCTCCAAATGCACCGGTGCATCTGGTTCTGTACACACACAACAGAGTTATATGCTTGGCCTTTGTTCCTGGCGAGGACGCTGCTGTAAGTGTAGCTGCGGTGCTCAAGCATTTAGGCTTAATGGGGGCGGTTTGGAAAAAGGAAAAGAACTATGTCCTGCTCACAAAAGCTAGGAAAGTCCCTCCCGTTAAGCCAAAGCCACAACCTCCAAAGGAGCTAGCCGCTGCTTATATGGCGCTGCGTAATGGCGCAGCGACTAAGCGAACAAGAGCGTTAGGAGCGCAGCTTGTAGCGGAGAAAGAAGCAGCTAAGGCCACACTCGAACGTCTACTGGGTCACTACGAACGTATCTATGCAATAAAGGACGAAAAAGCCTTGCGTAAAAATAGCGCAGACGTAGCCGCCCAAGAGTTAGCTGCGTTGCAGAACTTAACAGGTGTGGACTTCGCAACAGTACAAGATACGAACTTAGTTATCCGCACAAATACATTAGCGGTAGATAAAGTAGTGCTAGGGTGCTTCACCATCACCGTAAATATGCAGACTGGTAGGGTGATGCGGATACTCAACGATACGCCCATTAAATACCAAGGCTCAATATGTCATCAAAATCATATCTTAGGCGACGGTATGGCCCGCAATATCTGCTGGGGCAACATTACTGGCCTTATGGTTAAGCTGCAAGCTACACGAGATATTGTAGGGCTAGTAGGCACCATCATCGAATTTATTGAGCACGATGGAAAGGACTCACGGCTCACAAAAGAGTTCTCCAAGAGAAACGAGAAAGCTAGCAGAAAGGAGAAGAACAGTGACAGTGGTGTACATAGAGCAAAAGGCAGACCAGCGGCTAAGCGCCTACCTGCGACTAGCAGAGGCTGAAATAAGCGGCTTTGGCATAGTGGAGCGTAGAGAGGACTGTCTGGTTATTACAGACATCTTTATTCTTCCACAAGAAGCGGGAAGGGCGCACACAGAGCTGGATACAGAAGCCTTACAAGATCTACTATATGGGCTTTTGCAAGAAGGGAAAGATCCAGCGGATATCGGCTTGTGGTGGCATAGCCACGGGAGCGGCGGGTCGTTCTTTAGCTCCACTGATGAAGCTACAATTGAACGCTTTGCGGAGCTCGGTAGTCTCTGGATGCTGAGCCTAGTGAGCAATCATCGGCTTGATCATAACCTACGCCTAGACTTTTATGAGCCCATTAGGGCCACAGTGGAAGACCTAAAGCTGCAGAAGTTTGACATAATAGATGAAAAATTTGACCGTCGTATAGCCCAAGAGATTGAAAACAAAGTGTGGTCAAGTCCTCCTACTATCTTCCAGCAGCATAGTAAGAATGGCGACAGTATTAACGACGATATTATTAAGATGCTGCTAGAGCAAGGTGCCGTTACTCTGGAGGAGGCTATCTAAAGATGGACTACACAAGGCAGTTAGACATTGTACCTATGGAAAAGCTACGAGAAACCTCAGTCCACCTTATTGGCGCTGGCGGTATCGGTAGCCCCGCAGGTATTGCCCTCGCCAAAATGGGTGTGGGGGAGATCACAATCTGGGACCATGACCGCGTAGAAGTCCACAACCTCCCAAACCAACTCCATCCAGTTTCACAACTCGGTAAGTTTAAAGTCCATTCACTGGGAAAACTAATCCACGATATGGCAGCAGGGGTAAACTTATCTCTTCAAAACCTGCGTTTTCAGGATAGAGCAGCTAGTGCCCCTAGACTAGAAGGTATTGTCATAGCGGCAGTTGATTCTATGGCTAGTCGTAAGGAGATATGGGCGGCGGCGTTGCGCAGTTTGGATGTCGATTTCTTTATTGATGCTCGTATGGGCGGGCAGCTGCTACGTCTCTATAGCCTTAACCCACACGACCCCTTGGCGGGGGAGGATTACGAGCAGATGCTCTACAGTGATGAGGAAGCTTTACAGCTTCCCTGTACTGCGCAGAGCATCATTTACACAGGGCTTATAGCTGGTGGCCTTATCGCCAATGCGGTAAAGAGATTTGTCGCTGGTGAAAAGGCAATCTTTGAGGTTGTGCTCGACCTTACCAGCTTTACGCTACAGACTCGCTAAAGAAAGGAAGGAATAGAATGGTCTACTACATCGTCTTTATCACAGTAATGATAATAATCCTCATGAGCAGCATCTATATGTTTTTGCGCAACAACGCTGTCTATAAATATCGCATTGGGTTGCTTGACCGCATCTCCAAAGCTGCGGAAGAGGATATCAATATGGGCCGCGATTGGAGGTGGCGCTATGACATATTACATAAAGTCACCTATCAAGAAATGGTGTGGAAGTTTTGGAAACCTATATCCAGCTTCTACAATCATTATTCACTTGTCAATTTTCTGGGTGATGATGTTTTGAAAGGAGAGGAGGTGATAAAGAATGGACACTACAACAAAGGCTCGCCCTGCCACGAAGCTTAAGGCTCCTAATGCGATTGTTAGAGCCGCAGCTCGTAAGGCGGCTGACCGGGCAAAAGCAACTCCCGCTAAGTCCAAGGCTAAGACCGGCGGGGTAATCACTGTCAAGGTAGCAACACTGCCCGGAGTAGCTAAGGACATCGCCCTGGAACGCGGCAAGACTACACTTCAAGAAGCCCTCAGGCTCTTTGGAGTGCGCAGCCCTGGCGACGTAAGGGTAAACAACAAGCCCGTAGCTGCTACTAGTAATCCGCAGCTGCAAGAAGGAGCGTTCGTCACGGTCGTAGGCCGTGTGAACGGGGGCCTGTAGCCCAAAGCAGTGGATGGAGGAGCAACCTCTTAGCGGGTTGTGGGGTAGGCTCTCACGGATTAGCTATCCGTGGAGGTAAAGAGAGAGCCGCCAGGGATGAAGGCTTACGTCCCAAGGAAAGGAGATAGGCACATGAATGAATGCGCTAAAACAAGGAAGCCCGATAATGCCTACGAGATCTGGACTAATGACGGCATTGGTTGGACATGGTATGTACTCAAAAAGTGGCAAGCTGACGACAGCAAGCCGTTTGCCCGATGGTTATGTCTAGTTACAAGTCCCCATGTCCCCAATGGTGAAATGGGAGATGTATACGTCAGCGAAATTAAACAATATGCTCGTCGGATTAAGTAAGAGAAAGGAAGTGAACATGAAATGATCAATAACGGTGTCCCTCCTATTACAGTCCGCCCTGGCCAGATATGGGGCGATAGTAAAGATATGCGGGAACTTACCGTGATGCGCGTAGCCGAACGTTACGTATATTGCATTGATGACAATGGTCGTCGTACTCGCATCTCTTTGCACCGCATGCGACCTCGCAGTAATGGCTACTATCTAAAACAAGAAAGTCCTGCGCATTACGTTACTGTTCCTAGTGAAAGCGTATGCGGCTGTGGCGGAGCTCCAGAGCATCATCTTAGCGAGGGCTGTATTCATTGCGGCGAAAGCTGCAAGGAATTTAAAGGGGTTCCCTACAACGTTTGGACAGGGGATTTACGTAGCCCCGCGCATTGCCCCTGTGAAAATTTCCGTTGGGCTGTGCGCATACCGCAAGAGCCCTACTTGTGCAAGCATCTAAGGTTTGTGTTGAAAGGAGAAGGTATGACATGAGTGGAGGACATTGGGATTATGAAGGTTTTCGATTACAGCAAGGTCTGCTAACTGTAGGCCAAGCGCAAGAATTGTGGCCTCTAACGACACAAGCATTTGTAGCACTAGCTAATCCCCTCTTTGATGCGGAACACGAGATGGATTGGGCTATGAGCGGAGATACGAATCCTTCCGAAGTAGACGATACGGCTATGTTCAAGGCTCTATTAGAAGCATTAATGAAGATAGCTCCGGATAGTTGGTTCCCACGAGGAAAATGGGCAACTATCCAAGCTGTTCAAGACCGCGTCGTTTAACCCCCGCCCCGTGTGTAAACAGCGGCCTATACCTAGCGCGGGGCGCTACGGGCGTCTGAGCGCGTCTGAGGGCTATGTACAGGGCTAGGCTAGGCCCCTGTAAAGGCCGGAGAAAGGAGGAGTAAATGATTATCGGCTTCACCGGCACAGCCAAAGGCATGACTGCTAAACAGCTAGCTCAGGTCATCCTGCTAACCGAAGGGGCTAAAGCCCTCCACCATGGAGACTGTATAGGGGCAGATGCCGAGGCGCACAACTTGTTGCTTAGTAAGATGGCCATCTACATCCACCCGCCAATTATCCCCGACCGCCGTGCGTATTGCACGGGAGCTACACAAGTCTACCCGCCACGAGCATATTTAGATCGTAACCATGACATTGTCGATGCTTGCAACATACTTATCGCCGCACCCAGCGGCCCCGAAACGTTACGGTCGGGTACATGGGCCACTGTGCGTTACGCCAAAAAGATTGGGAAAGCCGTACATATCATTATGCCGGATGGAAGTCCTGGCTAAGAAAGGGGGAGAAAATGCTTTAGGCTTAAAGCATAATTCTAAATAGTGCGTAGCACAACGGTAAGATTACCTATAGAAGGAGAAGAATAATGCCCTACTACCAACACCCCATTAAATGCATGAACTGCGGGCTGCACTTTCTAGTCTGCTCAGATTACAAGGAGTGGCCAGATAAAGGAACAACTCGCGATCTTATGCTGGGCGAAGCTACCGGACTGACTTATTGCCCTGAGTGTGGAGATACAAGCTCAAAGCTCATCTATGAGCCTAAGGAGATAGACGGCTTCATTTTCCAAGCTGTTCCTGGCGAGAGCGAAGGAGCGAAATTCTCGCCGTGACCATACAATCCACCTACCGCCGTGAACTAAATAATCAAGAACATTTAGCACTTACTCTTGAATGCCAAAGCTGCGGACAATTTAGAACTTTTATGGTTCAAGAGAATATTGAACTGCTTGTGGAAGGACAATGGTCAGCCTTTAGCATTGAAAGTTACTGCCCAGAATGTAAAAGGGACATCGCAGTAACTTTGGGCTGGCACAACGGAAAGGAAGAATTCTCTAAACGGCCTGTATTAACAGAGGGAGAGAAGCTCTCAGTTACGGATGATATTGATCTTAGCGGAAGGAAAAGCCAGTGAGAAGAGCAACCAGTAAGGACATCGAAGGCACCAGCTATCAAGGACAAATAACAGAGACCTACGCTCGCTTATGCGAGTTCTTTGGGCCACCGGAAGGCCCCAGCCAAGACGGAAAAACACAAGCAGAATGGTGGCTAATCTTTAGCGACGAAACAGTCGTCACTATCTACGACTGGAAAAGAGAAGAGCCCGTAGAGGAAATACGCCTGTGGAATGTAGGAGGAAAAAGCTACAAGGCGGTTGAGCTAGTAGAGACAGAACTTAGCTGGCGAGTGCCCGCCTATCGCAGCCAAGTACCGGAAAGGAGAAGCCTGTGAGCACCAGAAGTTGTATAGCGCGCATCAAGGGCGACGGTTTTGAAGGGGTTTATCATCATTGGGACGGCTATCCCTCTGCATTAGGGGCTACCCTCTACAGTCTCTATAAGAGCCGCATCTTTGGCGGATTACGAGATATGCTCAGCATGCTCATTGATGAGCATCCCGCCGGTTGGTCTACCATCAATGACGTTAATTGGAACATGGAACCTGATTATAGCAATAGTGAAAGAGAACGACCCAACTGCTTTTGCCACGGCGAGCGTAGTGAGTCATCCCAAGTTATCACTCAAGATGACGATATGGGAATGGAATGGGCTTACGTCTTTGACGAACATACTCATACCATGACCGTATTGGAACGAATAAGGCCCGAAGGCAACCATGCTGTGGGCTTGTTCGGTACGCTAGGAACAAATGCCAATGGCAAGCGTGAAGACGCTTGGGCCATCCGTAGGGTAATCGGCTTAGATGACGAACCGGAGCCCAACTGGGAAGAGGTAGGATGACCTTTGAACTTGTTGTAATTGCGCTAGCCATTCTCCTCATCTGGCTGGTGAGGGCGCATGTAGCTGAGTCGCAGCCACCGAAGCTCTCGTTAAGACCAACTCATTTAGAAGACTTTGTAGGCCAGGAAGAAGCTAGGGCAGTGCTAACTGCAATGACCCAACGGGGCCGTTTGAGCGACCATCTATTGCTCGTAGGCCCTCCGGGTACGGGCAAAACAACCCTAGCCCGCATAGCTGCCAGCGGCGCAGCTTTGCATACAGTTATTGGCGGGCAAGTAAGAACAGCAAAGGATGCAGAGACTGCATTATTGCTCGGCGGCAACATGCTCTTCATTGATGAGATTCATGCCGCCAGCCGCAAAGCCTTAGAGATCCTATATAGCGCACTGGAAGATGGCATACTCTATCGCGCTAATGGTGCAGTGCACAAGCTAAAGGAAAACTGGCGACTTATTGGTGGCACAACTGATAGCGGAAAGCTGCCTGCACCACTACGGGATCGCTTTGGCTACACGATTTACTTGGGTTACTACAGCGAGAAAGATATCAGCCGCATTATTCGCCGTAGCGCCACGCTTTTGGAACTTAAACTAAGCCCCAGCCAGGTTAAGAGTATCGCCCGCCGTGCGCGGGGGATACCCCGTGTAGCAAATACTCTGCTGCGACGCGTAGCAGACTTCAACAGTAACGGCCATGTGAATCTAAAGGAGGTATGGCAAGCGTTAGGTATTGACTCCGCGGGGTTAACAAACCTTGACCGTCAAGTGTTAGAGATACTACGCAATAGCGAACAGCCAATGGGCCTGGAGCAATTAGCACGACGGGTAGGCGTAGATACTAGCACCATAGCCGAAGGAGTAGAGCCCTACCTATTGCGGCGTGGGCTAATGGATATTACGAAAGGAGGACGAGCAGCAACATGGACCGGAGGCCGAGTGGCCGCTAGCTTGAAAGGAGAAGAAGGATGACACAAAGATCAAGCCCTTACAGACGTGACATTATCATCAAACTCATGGAGGCAGCAGGTTGGGAAGCTCGTGAAGGCACCAAAGGTCATATAGTTCTCAACAAAGAGGGCAAACGCAGCCTTGCCCTTACTGATCCCGTTCACAAGAACGGTATTGCTGAGGTCCAGCGGGAACTTGGCTTGCATATCTTACAGGTAATACCAAGATCTAAAGGGAATAGGCCAAGTCGAGCGGAGCTACTAAAGCGGGTAATTCTAGCCAAACAGATGCTGGATGCTGGCTTTAAGTCCTCATATGTCTTGAATAAGGCTGGGCTCAGTGCACTCCAACGTGTAATGGGGCCTATCGTAAAAGATTTGAGAGAGCTGAGCCCCGAGCAAATAGTCGATAAGTTTTACAGAACGCGCATGAAGGAGAAAGGAGTTATTGTTCGGCCTACTATCCCCCCCAACTAAAGAGATAAATACAGAGGCCGTATTTGATCTTCTGGCCACAGTAGAGCGGCGGTTGGAGATGATAACTCGTACCGACCGCCTTAGTCTACTGGGCACCTACCTGGAGAAACTACAAGAAACTCTTATGGACACCCGTGCGTTAAAAGGGTATTTAGAGAAGAGCTTAGAGGTCTGTAACCGAATACTTGAACGGTTAGAAACTCCATTTGACAGGAGATAAGAATGCGAACATTTGACTCGCACCTAATTGCATATTGGGTAGAAGGAGAATTTCCAGCCTGCATCCGGATAACAGGCATGGGCACACTATGCGGTTACATCGGTGTCCCGCCGAGCCATCCTTGGTATGGGAAATCTTACAATGATGTGGAGGCCGAATGCCACGGCGGACTAACATACTCAGGACACGAGACATGGGGACATCCAGCATACATATCATACCTTGAGTCGCGACAGAGTGCGCTGATGGAAGACAAAGTACCCGCTGGATTCCCTTCTATGAAACCATTAGTTTCGATGTACGAACGAAAGCTAGAAGAAGAAGAAAAAGAGAAGGCCGGGACGAGTAAAGGATTCCCGTATGAAACTGGACTAGATGTCTGGTGGATTGGCTTCGACTGCGCTCACTCTGGGGACGCTATACCAGGAATAGAAAGCTCTAACGAATGGGGGGTATACCGAGACGAAAGTTATGTTCACAACGAAATTAGTGGGCTTGTGCAGCAGGCAACTCAAATCGCTCAATGCGATTATGAGAAGAGAGTCTAGCCAGTAGCAAGCTCCCTATAAATACCTTCCGCAATATCTATCGCCTCTTCCGCGCTAAGCCCTTCCTGTTCCGCCGCTTGCTGAACGCGAGCGGTGATATCTACCCTGGTGGGGGCATCCAAACCAAGTAGGCGAGCTTCCCTATCCATCACCCTAATGAGCGCATTAATCGCGTCAACTTTACCGCGCATTACATTAGGCCAAAGAGCATTATATACCGCTTGAATGCGCTCTAGTTGAACCTGGCGATACTCCACCACGCTGCGCAAACTAATGGCGCGCAGTTGCTTAAGGTAGCCCCTAATAGCCTCACTAACCATCTGGTGACTTACGCCATATTTCTCACCGATACGGCGATAGTTCATGCCGCGCTTGTAATCCTCAAAGAAGAGCACACTACGCTCAAGCTCAACAAGTTCGCCGCCAAACTGTTTAGGCTCCCTACCGTCAGTATTATTCATAGTAACATTATACTGGCTCTAGCAAGAAGCTGTAAAGGGGCCGTAGAACAGTGGGTAGGGGTTTAAGTAAGGGTAGGCCCCCTAACCTAGGAGGCCGCTACGGGCGTCTGAGCGCGTCTGAGGGGGCCGCGCTAGCTAGGGCTAACGGGCGCTTTACGGGGAAATTTATCTCGCTCCCCAAAATACTCACTAGCTCCTCAAAAGCATGTTCATAAGGTAGCACAGTATAGTGCAATCCTTCTGTAGCAGCGGCAGGCAAATGGCGAAAGTGCTGACGCTTATAATAATCCTCCATCCAACTTTGCTTGGGCACCATAGTGCCGAGTTGCAATTTAGTGCGCTCGTGCTTTATCTGTAAGTCACTCTTACCTTCGGCCCAACCTTTAGGCGACCTACCCCCACTACGTTCCAACACTCGCTGATAGCAAACCTCTAGGGGCGTATCCAAAAAGAGAAAATGAACTTGTTCGTCGGCGGCGAGCTGTACCCATCTACCCCACACACTCGTTACAATAATTCCCTCAAAGAGCACATGGCAACCCATTTGTGCCCACTTACGCACTTGCTGTTCTACCGCGTCCATACTGTTGCCGCTGCCACCGTGCGCCAAAAATCTCTTATGCAAAGCCCCTGTGATATTATCTACGCCACCACCTTTAATGGCATCGTCATAGCGACCTAATACATAGAGATTTTGAGGTAGACGATAACCGAAAATCTTGCCCGCTTCATCATGAATTTCCTCGCCGTTATAATGCTGCACAAGTTTCCGAACAAGAAATGTCTTACCAGAACCTGACGTCCCTCTTATATTATAGATCATACTCAACCAATGTATTCAAATCCACCAGAGGTCTCTGTTATATGAATGTATTCAGGAACTCCCACTGAATTTTTAGTGGCAATGAGATATACCGAAGTAAAGAGAGAAGCGGCTCGAATAACAGAATACCCATATCTCGAATATATTCTCTTAGAGATACCCATTACATAGCTCGGGATATCGACTATCTTGTGGTCGAGTATCTTACTGTATACCTCCTTGAGCAAAGGTAATCTCCGCACCGCAACTGCAATTTCGACGAACTTTGGTTGCATACCAAAGACACCGTCAAATTCAACATCCCAATCTCTCCATCGTTTGGGTGTAAGGTAAGGGTGGTCAACTAGAGCCAAATCATAATGTTCGGGCTTAACCATGGTCTCCCGAGCATCGCCGTATTGAACATTTGCATCAGGAAAAGCATTACACAACTGACGTATACAGTCGTCATCGATATCATAGATATCAAACTTGGAAGGCTCAATCATATTCTTTACAACCGTCTCAAGAATACCAACTCCTCCAAAATAATCTACGACGGTCTGACCTCTCTCAAAACCTTGGAATAGCCACTCCAAACACAAACAACGTCGATTAAGATACTGAAATTTCAAATCTTGAAAATATCCTCCATCGCCTTCCAGAAGAGGAAGCCCCCATTTGCCACAAATTAGGGCTTCCCTCATGACCCGTAAATAACCCCGTTATCGACATAAAGTCTACCAAGAGATTTATCGGCAGGAGTTTCTATCCATTTACAAGGAATGACAGACTCTAAGGCTCCGCGCAAACGAGAACAATGAGGCTCTTTCAAGCTCATAATCTCTTCCCTCAACATCGCTATATGCTTACCGGGGTAGTAACGGCCTTTGCGCATGACGTTGAAATCGCAAATAACGGTCTCAAAATCCCACCAAGAAAGTGCAACACCGTATTGAGTAAGATATTCTTTACATTTAATGGCAATTTCTCCTAACCATTCAGGAGTCGAATTGTCGTTCCCATAAAGTCTCTCCAAGGATTGACGAGGACCACTAGATTCCCAAAGCAAAGCGTCTTGGGGTACTATTGGAGCATCCATCACTTTCGTTATAAACTCTACCCACTCGAAAGCAGTTTGTCTACCAACACCCCACACTTTTAATAAATGCTCGTAGGTGCTCCGGAAGAGTTTCACGGGGTTATCTGACCAATCTTCAAAAACCCAATCAAACTGATTCTTGTTACCAAGGAATTCAACATAGGAGTCTAAATGTTTAATGACTCTGCCACCAAAGAGATTTCTGCGCTCTCGCGATATAGGGTACTTGGAGACTTTCTCACGATTAATCCCATTACGCCAGTCTTTCGGCGAAGGGTATTCCGTAAATACTCTCCATGCACTACTTATATCATCGTAGGCATTGTATAGTTTCAAAACCCATAAGGCATCTTCATCATCTAAAGCGAGAACTTTAATGACCTCAGCCCATGGCTCAATATCATTGGCCTCCTGCTCAAGTTTAGTAAAAATAACCAAATCATTCAAAGCCGCAGTATCAACCTTACCGTTGGTTAGGTTCATTTCTTCCAGAACTCCTCCGCCATCCTTACCCAACTGCTGAACGCAGCAGCATGACGTAATGGATCCTTATTATCTGGCTCTCTATAAGCCTGAAGGAAATCATCAACAAACTCTAAGAAGGGAAATGGACGAGGTTGTTTTCCATAACCATCTAATACAGCACTGCACCAAACTTCAGCAAATTCTTTATGTGTAATATGCGAGGGCAAGGGACTAGGGAACAGACCATTTACACGCAATTCCTGCAGTGGTTCATCCATAGCTGCTAGCATTCTATCCGTTATCTTCTGTCCTTCAACATCGGTGTAGATATGCAAGCTCTGACTAAGGTGAGTTTGAGTGCCCACACCTACTCCAAGACGGGCCGCAAGATATTCCAAAAGAATGCTAAACTGGGGCAAATTGACAGCATGAAGGCCCCAATGCAAATCGTTACTGCGACAGATTACAGTCATGTGCAAGTTTTCATCGCGCAGTTTGAACATAGCCAAATCATTGCACGGTGGATCGAGTGTAATCGCCGTTAGATCTTCTTCGCGCCATATTTGCAGTACAGCCCTACGATCATTGGGCTCCACTATAAGCCGCTGCAACAGGTTGGGAATTTGATCTGCTATACGCTTGCCATAGGCTCCATAGAGAGTTCTACCGTTATCGCTAAACTCGCTAATGCGCTTGTTGTAGGGCTCCAGAGCAGCAACATCATCGCGGCCCGCCAATAACCACAAACTTTCGCTCAACATGAGCCAGGGACTGAGCTTACGCCCAGGTACAATCTGGCAACGGGCACGGGGACTTGTAATCTCCGTGACAACATTGAGGAGCTCCCGTGTAGGTCTACCTCGTACCGTTATGATATGGTCGGGATTCTCTACAAGATCCTTTAACTGCTGGCGATAGATAATGGCGGAATTACTGGCGCGATAGAAGTGTGTCATCTAGGTTCCCGCAGGCCCTGTAGATTCTTCTCTGTACTCAAATTCGCCCAAGCTTGTAATAAGCTCTTCAACAAGCTATCGCTAACGTTCTTATTGCGGTATAGATAAACAAGCGCATTAAATATCGCGTCTATCAGTTCTTCCTCAACATCCTGCAAGTTATCCTTAAACATACAAGCATTGACAGGCCAAGCATCAATGCCATCTTCATGCAACTCCTGAGTTGCATACTCTACACAATGGGTCTCGTAGCGTTCAACTAACTTCGCCGCCAGCTCTATCGGCAGCTTGTGCCCCTCCAGAAAGTCTGTGATCGGTGGCCATATAGTACCTATGACGTCCTCCTCCTTGCTGTAAACGCCAATACTTGCGGGCTTCGCAAAGAGTTTGCTCAAGATCACCTAAGCTAATAGGCCATAAATCCTCCGGCACTTGCTGCTGTAGCTTCTGCAATGCAACATACTGCTGCTTGTAAGGCTTTATGCCTAGCAGCATCTCTACACCTTTACGACAACCAGGACCAAGGTAAACAAAATCATCGTCGCTAAATGCAGGCAAAGCATCGGCCAGTAATAGATCACGATAGACTTGTAGAGCTATAAAGGGACCAACGTAGGGAAGGGTCTGTAAGTTTTCCCAAACCTGTTTCAAACTTTCCGCACCCCTAATCTCCCTAGCAAAACCTGCGCCAAATCTCCGCGCCATAGCTTCTAGCAACTCTAGCAAGTGAGTCTTACGATCTAAACCATCTGGCCCTTGAAGGGTGATATATGCGGGGCTATAAGGCTTAGAAGCTTGAGCAACATTACGACGAATCTCGGTATTATAGAGCGACCAGTCCTTTATCCCAAAAACACCAACACCCGACCTTAAAAACCAAGCCGAATTATTTACTGCTCGGTAGAGAATCGTCCGCCAAAGGAGATCATCAAAGTTTTCAGCCGCCGGAACCACAGTACCCATATACCAGCGAGTGCCCCTATCATGCTCGCGATGAATATTACAAAAATGAAATTTTCGGAGAATAATATTTTCTGTCCAAGGAGGCGGCTGACCTGCTTCCTTACGAAGTCTTATAGCTTCTCTCTCGCGACAAAAATCCCAGAGTCCTTCTACGCTAGGGGGGGCATAGGGCACTTCCAACAACTTAGCTAACACCAGCTGCCTTCATGGCAAAGAATTCAAAGTCGCCGAAATTTAGGTTAAAAACAGCACCGCTATTCTCTAAAAACTCCGCCCATTGCCGATATTGCTTGCAAAGCTCCTCATGCCCTGCTACTTTCTGACGGCATTCTTCAAGACGACGTGCCTTCAAAGGATCAACTACCGCATCAATGCGATCTCCGCCTGTCACTGGCATTGATCTTAATTCAAGACCAGATGTGCGTAAGTCCTCCTCAGCATCATCACGATGGCTCTTCCAAAAAACAACGCGACCTTCATGATATGCCATCTGCCTTAAGGCTGCCTCGCGCACACTCTGCGCTGACCACTGCACGGTCCATTCTGCCCGCACTATCCTCTCCTTTCTAAGTACAGATCTCTATAGTATCTCCATAAGCTAGGAACCTCTGCTCGCCCTAGACCCATCGCTTTGAGCTTACGGGTAGCCAAAGTTCCCGCTGTAGCCAACTTAGGTTCCTTACCCCGTAAGGTCTTATGTAGCCGATCTAAATGGTTTTTCATCTTTGGACTAGGCTGGCGAGGCACGAGTATATTATAACGCCCAGATATAGTATAGTAAAGGGGTAACAGCCTAATAGCGAGGAGGATGCGGCAAATGACGCAACGCGAGAAAGTTATAACAATACTACGCAAACAGCGACGACTATACGAGTTAAGCCAAGAGGAAGTCGCCTTCGCGGCTGGCATCTCTCGCCCGTCGTTAGTGAATATCGAGAAGGGACGTCAGGGCCTTCCAGTCGCGACTTGGCAAGCTCTTTGTGTTTCACTACGGCTTCCCGATCCAGTCGCCACCTGGCTCAAAGCCTGTAAGATGAAATAGGGGTAATAGCTTAATAGTAAGGAGGATACGAATGACAGATGGCTTAGCAGAGTTGAAGGCGAAGTTAGAACATGCATTGCCCGAGTGGGCCAAAAAGGAGCTGAAGAAAATGACACTAGCACGAGGCGACAAGGTGATCAAGCTGAACAAGGAGACAGGCGAGCCGTTGACGACGGAGGAGGAGGGCCACATCGAGTACGAAGTCTTCGATCTGGGCTCGTACCTCAGCCTAATCCGTCCGGGTGCGCCGAACGAGGAAACGGCTGTGCCGGAAGTCTTCCTCTCAGTGTTACTTCGCAAGCTGCACTAGATGGCGAACTAAAACCAAAAGACCCCACCGGCGGTCAGTAGGGTCTTTTGGCTTGAAAGGAGAAGAACATGGCCAGCAAGGACATGCCCAACCTACGCTTACTAGCGTAACACAAAGATATTGCTGGTGTAAATAAGGAGAATGTATGAGTGGCGCCCGAAGAACACTGCTTTCCGCTCTCGCATTGTTGCCAAGGCTACATCAGGCAAGTACAAATCGATGGCGTGTATCGCTAGAGAGATTGGCCTAACTACCGAGCGAGTGCGGCAGATACTCCGTGAAGAAGGGGCTACTGGTTTTAGAAAGCGTCAGCCCAACACACTCATTTCCTGGCCTTGCCCGCGTTGTGGGGCCGAAGTCAAGATGTGGACGAATTATCGGAATAGCGGAAGGACAACCTACTGCGTACCATGTGCTAGAGAGATAGGTACTGAGAAGCGGCGAGGGCGGAAAGATCGGCCAAGAATGCTCTGCACCCAGGAAGGATGCTCCCGCGAGAAGCGTCATAAAGGCTTATGTGATACACATTATATGCGTAGTAAGTCGGGATATCCGTTAGATATCCCAATTCCAGCAAATAACCACGCCAAGGCGTTTGGTTGTCAAGAGGAAGGGTGCGACCACGATCACTTTTCGCGCGGCTATTGTCGGGCCTGCTACCATCGCCGTAAGCGCAACAGGTTGCCCCTCGGGGATTACCTAACCAAACGGGTACCAAAGGAGGATGCATGACTCAAGAGCTTAGCGCGATTGTAGCCCAAATGGAGAAGTTGCGGAACCAAAAGAAAGATTTAGATAAAGAGGAGAAAATCTTATGGTATCGCTTTTTTGAAATATGTGATGATATTGCTGGGCCAGGGCAAAGCTATCGCTTTATACACCCCGACCTTGAACTAGCAATAGCCAGAGAGATGCATCAAGCTACACCAACACTCAATATTGAAGCTCTTAAAGATTCTCTAAACGAAGAGCAGTGGAAGGCGATTACAAGGCAAGAACATGTGTTTGATATCATCAAACTAGAAATAGCTGTGGCAAACGGTTTATTGTCCAAAGAGCTTGTCGAGCAATTTACTGAGCTTAGACAACCAGTGGCTCACAAGAAGTTTGGCCCTACTACTAAGAAAGACTTAGAGGATGAGAACTAATGGCTTTAATCTTTGTTGACTGCGAAGGACACGGTCCCGCAGCGGGACTCAATGATTATCAAAAGTTTGAATTTGGCGCTGTAGAGTATAAGACCCGCCAAACCTTCCACGGGAAGGGCGGAACAGAATATACCTTTCTGGAATTCCGCCATTGGCTCCAACAATTTAGAGGAAGGCCCATCTTTGTAAGCGATAATCCTGCCTACGATTGGCAGTTCATAAATTACTACTTCCACCTATATCTCGGGGAGAATCCTTTTGGCCATTCAGCCAGGCGCATAGGAGATTTTTACGCTGGGCTCATGGGAGACTTCTACAAAACTCAAGAGTGGAAAAGCTTTCGTGTTACTCCCCATGACCATAACCCTGTCAATGATGCCATGGGGAATGTGGAAGCTTTTGAACATCTACTTTGGAATCATACTAAGAAAGATAGAGAGGGGTAATTGTATTTCAGCTTATACAACCTGTGTGCCCTTAAGAACGTTGCCCTGAAGAGCAAGCAACAAATGAATATCCCCAGACTTTAAACTCTTCTTAAGTTTTTCTTTACTGGGCGAGCGAGCCGTAGGCGAGCGAGGCGTGAGCAGGTGCAGCAAAATGATAAAGGGCTGTATAAGCCCTTTATCATTTGCACTACCTATGACTACCTATGAGTTTACCTATGTCATAGAATACCCATTTTGGGTAGGCTTGAAGCTAACGTGACTACCCATTTTGGGTAGGGTAACTACTCATTTTGGGGTTTCACTTTAACAGTTCTTTTGGTGTGACGGGCTTGATAACGAGCTAATTTTTTGGTTTGAACGGCCTCAAAACGAGGTAGTTCTTTTGGATTTTCCACGAAGTAGAGAAGGGCCTTGAAGTTTATCCCGTACTTCTTCTTACGTGGAGATCGTTGTGAAATAATAATCTCTAATAGCTCTAATCTATTTATTGCCCGTATGAGCGTATTTTTAGAACATATTGGGATGATCTTTAACCACTCGCTATAATCATTATAAAATGATAGCCATTCCCCACGATAATCCCCAGTCATTTTTGTTCGGCTGTCGTACTTTAGGGTTCCGCGGAGTTGATGCAGAAAGATTGCTTCTGTTAATCCTAATAATTGCACAAGCTCAATATTGAACATGCGTATGTTTTTGTGTTTTTCCTTCTTATCCTTCGACTCAAAAAGTCCATTAAGTTTTGCCCATTGGCTGTCACTTAATGTGCTAGCAACATATTCTTCGCGTTCATCGGCAATGCGTGAAGCATGCTCTAGAATAGAATATTCTAGAGAATCTTCGGCCATACGTGAAGTTTCTTCTTCTTCTGGGGAGTATTCCGGGGGTTGTTCGCTTTGAGGCATCAATTTCCTCCTTTGATTCTTCCATATTTTTGAGTAGGGACTTTGGCGTACGACTTCCAAAGTCCCTACTCTAGGAAGAAATCACCTATATTATAACACTGCCTACCCTCTAAAACCTCAGTATTATGTAAAGCTTTCTAAAATGACAAAAATTTACATAACCCCCGCTAGCGCGGCCTACGCTGGTAGGCGTACACTAAAGCCCTACCCCTTACCTGGAGGGGCAGCTTGGAAACAGGCCAAGGGTCGAGGCTACCCGATTAAAATCGGGTCATTAGATCGCTCTTGCCGGTCTCTCCCTAGACGCGGTGATCCCCCCAGGTTTGGGGCTTATCTGACTTATACGAGGCGGTTGACAGCGTGATGAAGGCTGACTTTGTTGTTGATTACCTACCCAATGGCGCGTTGAGTGTTGCTTTCCCTTATGATCCTACAAGTGTCCAACTCATTAGGGCCATGCCAGGGCGGCAATGGCACAAAGAGCGTAAGTTTTGGTCTATCCCGCGCACTAGCTTGGGCACACTACAACAACAAGCCGCTCGTTTGGGCACTGGTGTAGCTCTAAGCGATAAAGTTCGTCAGGCTCTCAACCTAGGACGGCAAGAACAAAAGGCGCTACTGGCGGCTAAGAATGACCAAACTCCCCTAGAGCTTCCTACAACTACACAACCTATGCCCTTTCAGTATGCAGGTGTACGTTTTGCCAAATATGCTCTACATAACTTCAAGGGGGCATTAGTGGCAGATGATATGGGGTTGGGAAAATCCTTTCAGGCTCTGAGCGTTGTGGCGCTACATGAAAAATTACAAAGTGTTTTGATACTGTGCCCCGCCACACTCAAATATACTTGGGCCGCAGAGGTTGATAAGCACTATCCGCAGCTCAGCTATACAGTTATTGATGGCGCTGCTAAGAAGCGCCAGGAGCTTTGGGCTACTGAGAGCCGTTTGAAAATAGCTAATTATGAAATTTTATTGCGCGATCTAGAACCACGCATTGTTACTTGGGACCTTGTTGTGGCTGACGAGTGTGGCGCGATGATCAAGTCTTATAAGGCCCAACGCACAAAGCGTACTAAGAAATTACGTCGGCGCTACAGCTTAGGGCTCAGCGGTATCCCGCTAGAGAATCGCTTGGAGGAGTTTCACAGCGTAATGGACTTTGTTATTCCTGGGTTGCTTGGCCCTGGCTGGCTCTTTGTGCAACAACACGTTGTCAAGAATGATTGGGGAGTTACCACGGGCTACAGAGGCATTGAACAGGTGCGCGAGCGTATAGCGCCTTACTATATCCGCCGCCGTAAATCCGACGTTTTACAGGAGCTACCCGATAAAGTCTACAACGATGTTCATATTGAGATGACCAGTGATGAATGGGAGCTGTACGACAGCATTCGTAAACAGATCAAGGAGAAAATTTCAAACAACCCTAAGCTCACTGTGGCGAACATTCTCGTAGAAGTTCTACGATTAAAGCAGGCCACCTGTGATGCGCGCCTACTTGATGTTGAGGATATACCTAGTAGCAAGATGGAAACTGTACAAGATATTCTTGCTGCTGCGGGGGAACATAAGGTCGTACTATTCACATTCTTTGCTCAACTGGCGGCGCTTATGGGCCAAGAGCTTAGTGCGCCGGTTATTGCGGGGGATGTTCCTCCTGTTGAGCGTCAGAAGATTATCGAACAATTTCAAGCTGGGCAGCATCCTTGCTTGATAAGCACTGACGCCGGAGCTTACGGTATCACGCTTACAGCGGCAGATATTGTAGTTCACGTAGACCCAGCTTGGACGCCCGCACGTATGCGCCAGCGGGAGGACCGCTTGCACCGTATTGGACAGAAAAACAGCGTACAGGTAATCAACCTTATCTGCCGCCGTACAGTTGACGAAAAAGTTCGTAAAATTCTTCATGCTAAACGAGAACTTATCAAAGCTGTGCTAGATGAACAGGCTCCAGAGGAAGATGCTATACGAATAAGTAGGGAAGATATTATGGGGTTGTTGGAAGACTAACGTGCCTCTTAAGACCTGCCAGAAATGTTTCCGTAAGATGGTACGTGTAGGCCGTAAGTATGAGTGTAGAAATCCTAAGTGTGGAAAATGAATCCTGCTACTATTTGGGCTCAGGAAATGAATAGACCGAATGATCTTAAAAGGAAGAAAGAGAGATTAGCTCTAGAAGATTTACCATTCGATAATAACCAATTGCGCTGGCTAATACGGAATTACAAAGGCCAAGCTATTTTTCCCTCGGTCGTAGACTTTTGCGAATATGCTAAATCACTCATAGATGATGTTCCCGAAGAGCTATCTTGTGCAGCTTTCCTTAGCGGCAACGGACAACTGGCTGCCCTAGCCTACGAACTGGAGACACTTTGCGGAGCATGGTCACCAGATGAATGGACGGAAAACCGCATAGAAGAACTACGATCTCAACTAAGGGAGGTGCTAGCATGAACGAGCAAAAACTGACGACCGCAGAAGAACGGGAACGGTGGAAAACACTTAGGTTTTCTAACATAGAGATAGTTCTTCGCCTTATTGCTCATGTGGAAATGCTAGAGGTGCAACAGCTTGTAGACCATGCAGAAATACGGGATTGTCACGAACTTCTTGATAAACTTACCCAAATAGCAGGAGCTGAAAATTATCTCGAAGCTACTGAGATCTTAGTGAAACTCTATTCAAATGACTTGTAACGGTTGCGGCCACTCAGTTCACATTGGACGCTGCTTCGTCATAAAGAACAACAGCCAGTGTAAGTGCAAGAAACGTAAGAAGTCTAACGCAGGCTATAGCGATACCGCTCGTATCAAGTTCCAGGTGAAGGATGCAATACGTAGGAATCCCGGGGGAATAATTATCACGAAGGATTCTGATGAGTCGTGAACTAGAAGCCAGACTGCTCGCCAGTGTGCCCAGTATAGGGCACTTCCAACGCCTTGAGGAACTAGGTATAGGCGAGGAGATCTTTGAGCACTACGGTGCTATGTATCACTACATCGCGGAGGTTGTTCGCGACCATAATCATCTACCCCGCCTAATTGACCTAAAAGCTACCTTCAATATCCCGGATCTTGTACAGCGTAAACCTGAAGAATACCAGTGGTTGCTGGATGAATTTTTGCGACTGACAACCGTACAACGCATCCAGGATATTATGGATACCAGCGTAGAACAGCATGGTGAAAATCCCAATGAACTATTGCCTGCGCTCATACGCGGCCTTACGCGCTTACAGCTACCCAATCAACGAGGAGTTAATGTTACCGATCAAAGTGCTCTTACACGCCTAGATCGCTACGAACAATTGCAAGCTACAACGGGCGGCATAATGGTGGGCATACCTACCGGCATCAACTACTTCGACGTTCAATGTGGCCTCGGCTGGATGCCGGGAGAGCTAATAGGTATTATCGGTAGGCTGTACATAGGCAAAAGCTGGATGCTCATCTACTTTGGTGTTGTGGCTTGGATGTTCGGTAAGCGCATCCTCTTTATTTCGCCAGAGATGCCCGATAATGAGGCCGAAGCCCGCTTTGACGCTTTAGTCTACGGCTTCCACAATATCCCTGTGGACATAGGTGATCTCTACCGTGGCATTAAGCCAACCCCAACGCAGCGTGATCTGGCTACAAAGCTAGCGGAGCGAGCTAATTGGATTACAATGTGCAGCGCCGAAGGGCACCCCTTTAGGCTAGGAGAAATACCTCGTTTTATCCGCCAATACAATCCAGATGTAGTGCTCATTGACGGACTATTGCTTGTAGGCCCCGACGGCAGAGGTCTACAAGCTTGGGAGCAGATAAAAGAGTTGAGCTATGGCCTAAAGAACATCGCCGTAGGTAGCGAGATCGTAATTATTGTGGCTCATCAGGCTAATCGGAGTGCTCAGAATACTGCCCGTCCACCAGGGCTACATGAAATTTATATGGGTGATGCCTTTGCTCAAGCTTGTGACAGAGTGATCGTTTTATCGCGTCCCTCAACAAGCAATGATAAGTTGCGCCTTACGGTACAAAAATTCCGCAAAGGCCAACCGTTACAGCGCGGTGCGGACTTTGAGTTTTTACCCGGAAAGGGTCGCATTAGAGAACTAGAGAACTTAGAATCAGATAAAGCTGTTGAAGATATAAACGCAGGAGAATTACTATCAATACCCTAGAGGAGGATAAAGAACGTAGAAAAAGGTGCGGTTATGAGGAGCATGTACCTGGGCCGTGGGAAGTCTTGCCAATAGATACTACAGACGGACTGGTGATTGGCAGGAATGATCACGAGTTAGGTATAGAGCAAGTTGGAATACTCCGTGGCGCTCGGCAGATTGATATCCGCCTTATCACGGCTGCGCCAGAGCTGTTAGATATATTAGAAATCATACGTCTTTCACCACAAGCTGGAACTATCGGCCAGTCCTGGTTCCAGTTAGATAATGAAATCATGAAACAAGTACGTATTGTCATCGCTAAAGCGACAAAATGAATATACAAGATCAACTTTCTACTTTGGGAATATCTGGAAAACCTTACAGGAATGGACAAGAAATTCTCATAACTTGTCCATTCCATAGCCCCGATCGCCATCCAAGCTGTAGCGTAAATCTACAAACTGGCGTATGGATCTGCTACGCAGGTTGCGGCGGAGGAGACTGGCTCGACTTTATTGAGCGCATTCGCAAGGATCCTGAGTATGCTCCATTCGACCCAACAACAAGCTCGGCCCAACCGAAAAAGCCTGTGCTAAAGAGCTTATTGGAACGGGGCTTTAGTCGTGAAATATTACAGAAGTGGGATATCGGTTGGGACACCGAGGTAAAAGGTATGCGGCTACCCGTCTATAGCCGTACTGGGGCGCTACAGGGCTTAATCTGGCGCTTTCCAGTAGGGGTACAGCCCAAGTACCGCTATCAATTAGGTTTTGAGCGTAGTAAGACCCTATATGGCCTTTGGCGGCTTAGCACAAAGATAACGCAGGTAGTATTGGTCGAAGGCCCTCTTGATGCGATTTGGGTACAAGAAGCAGGAATAGCTGCCCTGGCTATTTTAGGCAGCAGCCTAAGTGAACAACAAGCTCATATTATCCAAGAACTGCGACCTAACCGTGTATTGCTCTGCTTTGATAATGATGCGGCGGGCAAACAGGCAACAAGTGGAGCAGTAGGCTTACTGCAACGGGAAGGTTGTTGGGTTTATAAAGTGCGGTTGCCAGCGAAAATCAAAGATGTTCAGGAGGTTGAGAATGCTAAGGTTGTAGATGTATTGGCGAATATTGAATTGTGCGTCAACGGTAAAGGTATGCTGCACCCACGCTACAAGCGTTGGGAACGAACAAGCCAAGCCCCAAATGGGAATGGAATTTGGAAAGGGTAAAAAGGAATACAGATGACTGTTAACTATGGCATTCAAGCGGGCGAGCAGGCCATGACTACCGGCGATAGGTGGCCTCGCTTACGCCCCCAGGACGGAGAACGGGTACGTTTTCACTTTCTTACGGATGGCAGCGACCCTTGGCTGGTAGCTACTAAGTTTCACCCTATGGGTGAGGGTAAACAGACAAGGAATATCATATGTCTTAGCGCCCTCACTCAAGGCGTTGAGATCTGTAGCTACTGCGATATGGATCCTACCAACCGCCGTAATATGTTCGGCTGCTGGCTGTGGGTAGAGAGTATTTTGCACCCCATGGATAACCCAGATCCAGAGGGAGATAGTTGGGAACAGAAGAAAATTGAACTGCCCGACGGTAAGACCCGTGCGGTGTTTAGAGAGAATGTCGGGGGTAAGCCGCTCTTCCTTTGGCTTAGCGCCGGACGGCAGAAAGTTTGGTGGGCTCAGTTTACTAACGCCTGGATGGTAAGCGGCAACCTCCGCAAGCATCTGTATGAATTGCATCGTGTTGGTAGCGGTCGTGATGATACGCAATACACGCTCACAAGCCTCAAAGAAGACCCTCTGCCCGATGAGGTTCTACAACGTGATGAAGTTAAGAACCTCCCGCCAGTAGAAAATCTCTTCCGCGATACAATACGGGATGCGCCGAGCGTAGGCGTATTGGGCACAGATAGTTTGGACGGTATGGAACCAGAACCGTTGCCCAGTGCAACGCCTAGCTCTATGGATGACGACGACTTAATCTAGAAGGAGAAAATATAGATGGTTCATGAATTGGCTAAGGTGCCCACAGCAATCAATATAGTGGATGGCGGTATCGGTATCAACTTTGGTCGCCGCCATGGGTTAGAAAACGAAAACCACAGGGATTTTCTGCATGATCTTCTACTGCGTGCGGGTTTTACATTTCCTGAAACTGTTCGTTATGAACGCAATAAGATCGCACAAGATGGTCGAGCTTATGTAGATTGGATGCGCTTGCGTATTAGCAGTGATGAATGTCAGGTAAATGGCGTAAACCCGCACGAAGCTGTATTGCAACTGCGTAAATATCTAAGCAGCACCGAAATAGCTGACCGTTACGGCGTTGGCTTCGAGGTCGGATAAATGTGAGAAAAGTCCCTCTATATGGAATGGCAGGTAGTAGCAGCCAGTCATATTCCAGCTTTAGGTCGAAAGATACAAAGCTGGAAGGCTATCGTTATCGACGTTGAGACAGTAGGAGCAGAACCTTACCTTGGAGCTCGCCATATAGGTCTCGGTTTAGGCTCGTTCGAACAAGAACAATACTACTATTTGCCTCTCCAAAACCTCAATAAGTTTGACCTGCAGCCTCTAATAGAACCGCTGGAACAAAAACCCCTCATTGGCCACAATATTAAGTTTGATCTCCATATGCTTGCAAGATTAGGCTGGCAGGGAAAACAAGAGTCCTTTATTGATACTATCGTTATGGCTCGCCTTTGGGCTAAAGAGGAACACCCCCAGCTAAGCCTAAAGGAACTAGGCAAGCAGATTTTCAGCTTTGAGTATCCTAACCAAAAAGTTGTACAGATGGTCAAAACCAGCAAGGCAGATCAAATACCCTTGCCAGATCTCGCAGAATATTGCTGTACAGACCTTTGGCTCACTAAGAGGCTTTACAATTGGCTCAAGTTGAACCTTAGCCCAGAATTACTTCGGCTCTTCGTTAGGGAAACCCAACTTACCCGTGACCTATTCGATATGGAAGCACGGGGAGTAATGATAGACATTGAATACCTAGAAGGGGCCGTTAAACTGCTTGATGCTAAGTTAGAAGATTTACTCGCACTTATTCGCTCCTCTAGCAGCTTGCCAGATTTTAATCCTGGAAGTCCGCAGCAGGTGCGGAAGCTCATGGAACAACTAGAGATATCTCCTGTTGCTCAAGCTAAAACAGGGCCAAGTTGGGACCGTGAAGCCCTGCTAGAAGTACGAGGACAACATGAAATAGCTTTAGGGCTAGCTAAATATCGCGCCCTTAGTTACCAGCGCAACGGATTTATAGAGCGAGCCTTTAAATATGCTTACGTCAATGAAGGAGGGAATATTCTACATGGCGAGTTCAAAAATTGGGGGACTTTCACGGGGCGTTTGAGTGGTGATCTTCAACAAATACCCAAAGGGTGGCTACAATTTGGCGCGGCTGACGATCAAGGCGAAGATGTATTAGTGTGGGAGCTTGATAACAGAGCTAGAGAGAAGGAATTCAGCTTACGTCGTCTACTGCGGCCCCGTCCAGGTCACGTTCTTATCAAAGCGGACTATAAGCAGATTGAGATGTTCGTCTTAGGGTTTTACATGAAAGACCCCACGTTTGATCGCTGGCTCAATAGTGAACATGGTGTGCATTATGCTGTAGCCGAGGAGCTTTGGGGTAACGGGGCTGAATTTAAGGAGCGAGGTAAAGTCTATAACTTTGCAACTGTTTACGGACAAGGTGAATTGGCACGAGCTAAACAGCTACATTGCAGCCGTGAGGAATCTAGGCGTTATCGAGAACAGTATGAAGAGCGAATGCCCGGATACCGTAGGCTGCTTAATAGGGTTCGCCGCCTGCTGGAGCGGGACGGTATTATCAAAAACATTTACGGTAGAGAGTACCAATTGGATCCCGAAGTTGCCTATCGTGGAGTAAACTATCTTTGCCAGGGTAGTGCTGGGGATTATGTAAAGTTCCGCCTACCAAAAACTCGTCAGCTGCGTAAACAGATTGGCATAGAAATGCTCATTACTACTCACGATGACTTTGTAGCAGAAATACCGGAGGAACAGGTGAAACAGTTGCCCGAATGGTTAGAGTCTTTGCGTATAAGCCCATTTGGTAGGAAGTTAGAATTAGATACGGAGTACTCTCGGTCTTCTCTTGTACAACTTTACCCATTTCCTCCAGCAGCTGTTGCGTGAGGGGCCGACATCAAATGACTCCTAAAGTAATATATGAAATAAAGGTTGATAATAATCGCAAGCGGCCTGCCCTCTTCAGGCTTCTCAGAAAATCAAGTGGCGAGTGTCTACTGGAAGTTCCAATAGGCGCGGGAGGACATTTTTGGACGAGGTTTTCTCCGGGATCGCAGATTGTTTTTCCACCGGGGCTAGGTTATTCAATAAAACCTGATCGGGCTAAAAGGAAATTGAAGAATGGTCTCCTACATGTGGAGATCGGAAGATATATTGATGCCTCCTAAGAAGAAGACTGACACTTTCGCGACAATTGATGAGATGCTGGAAAATGGGCAGCTTATGCGGGGGGATGATGAACGCTTAGTTGTTCAACGTATACCCATAGGTATCCCAGATCTGGATGAAATTATCAACGGGGGTATACCCAGACATCGCATTACCATTTTGACCGGAAATTATAGTTCAGGCAAATCATTTTTAGCACAATTGTTAATGAAACATGCCATTGATATGGGCTTACAGGTGGCATATATCGACACGGAGCAGACTTATGATCCAAATTGGTGGGCGCAAGTGGGGCTGCCGCTTGACAAAGTTCTTGTAAGTCAGCCCATTATTGGTGAGGACGCTGTGGATACCGCCATCGCCGTTGTAAAGAGCGGCATTGATATTGTTGTTATCGATAGCCTCGCCGCTCTAGTGCCCCATGAAGAGACGGAAGAGGATGCAGCCAAGAAATTTATTGGTCTCCAAGCTCGTCTCATTGGCAAGCTACTGCGGCTATTGCTCAGCGCCCAACATAATAGTGCTATTGTATGC